TTCAAGAAGTCTGCTGAGTCTTTGATTGCCTGCGTCCTTAACTTGTCTGCCCATTCATTTGAACGGAGTGCCTTGAAGAGTTCCGCGAAGTCAGCATTAAAGGCATCCCTACTCTGATACTTCTCTGCCATTCGGTTTGCCAAATCGTTCAAGAAGGACTTGTAAGCATTATCGTTTCCGATAACTGCCTTCACCATCTCCAAGTATTTCCCACTCCGCTTGCCTGCCTTCTGCTTTTCAATTCCGGCCTGTTGGATGCCCATCTGCTTCGCGGCAGTAGCGAAGGACTGATACATGAACTTGGTTACATTATCGATAGAGAATTCTTTCTTGTTCATTCCAATCGAAAGGATGTTCTGAACAGTCTGGTCTACTACCATGTTGGCATACTTGTCTTCTTTGGTATCGAAGAGTCCCGCTGCAAAGTCCAAAAGAATCTGGCGGGTTGAGTCGGTTTGCTTTTTAGAAACTTCAGCGCGGATTGATTGACGAACCTTCTCTGGATTCCTCTGTGCCATCTTGATCAAGGATGCTGCTTTTCTAAATACTTCTTTAGTATTGAAGACTTTATCCATTGACTTGCGCCGATCACCTCGGATGGCATTAGCTATTTCATTGAATGGTTGAATTTCTCCTTCTTTGTTTAAAAGGAAGGAAAGTTTCTCCATCGAAGCAATGATGTTCCTCTTGTAAGTATCAATTGCCATTCCTGCACCAACAAGTTTACGGAGAGCAGCAGCGTATTGAACAATTCGCCCAGAAGATTGAAAGGAAAGTGCAATTTTTTGAGCTAACTTAGCTTCTACATTTAAAGATTCTAAAGCAAAAGAATCACGGGCGGTTGCCGCCATATTAGAATCCAATACTTGTTTTCTGAATGCAGGAGATAATTCATACATCATCTGCATTAAAACCAATCTCTCTTCTGCTTTTAGACTATATGCTTTTTCCGCTCTGGATTGCTCCATCTCAGATAAGTTCTGAGCAACACTAAAGAAGTCAGCGTCTGGATTGTTTCTGAAAATCTTATCCAATGCATTGTTTGCTGCCGTGAATGAGTTCGATGTGAATAGATTCGCGGCGATTGAGAACGGAGAAAGTAATGCCTTGTTCCACTTCCTATCCTTCTGTGCTGCGCGGGACTGATATTCCTTATATGCCTTGTTATCCTTTGGCTTGAGCATTTCAGCTTGAGCTTCCAAGTCAGAGATCATTCTTGTTGTGATCTTCTGCATCACAGTCTGACTCTTCTTGGACATTGGTTCACCTTCTGGAGTTACGCCTGCCCTTGCAATCAAGGGAGATTCTGGACTAAAGCGTTCTGAAATAGGAATGACTTTTCCCTTGTTATTAAAGGTGGCGAGGTCTGCTGACTTGGCTTGATTTGGATTGAACACTACTGCAACGCTATCCACTCCGTCCCACTGGTATACTCCATCGTATCCAGCATCTTGCATTGCTTTGACGAACTTCGCTCCATCATTGATCCCGCCAGTAGACATTACTGAACCCCAATCTCCTTCATCTGATCTGAATTGTTCAGCGTATTGAGGGAATGCTTTAGATAAAACTCTAACCACATCAGATGAGTTTGCGGGATTATTCATCTTGATGTAGGCGGTGAATATCTTCCCTCCTCTCTCAAGATAACTCATCGCGTGTTCTATTGTTTCAGCAAAGAATGATCCAACATCACCACCCGCTGATTTGAAATCTTTAGATGCCGCTTTAAACATTGGCATCTTCACATCTCCTTTCCACAAGTGTCCGACCTCTCTTAATCTTTGAACGATTAAAGATTCAATTTTGTCAGCACTTTCTGGATTATTATTTGCCCAAGTTTCTTGATTTGTATTTGGTGTAATTGGATTATTACCTGTATCTCCATTGATTGCTTGAGCGTATTCAACATCCATCTGTGGAGTTACACCTGCCTTCGCTTCGATTGCTGGAGTTATCGTTTCCGATACTGCTTCAACTTGTCCACCAGTTTCTGGGAGTGCGACAGCTTGGTCAGTAGGGAAAACTTCCCTGCGTTTTGAGGCTTTGATTTGTTTGTATTCTGGATTGTTTTCATAGCTTGTTATGTCTTGATCTATCAATAGATAGGGTTCTGCTAAAGATTGTTTCTGTTCATCAGATATTGGTAACCCATCAATGATCCTCAATGCCGTATCGATTTGGCGATTTGCCAATTCAATCTGTTTTGGAGTAATCTGAGAATAAAACTCTGGAGTTTGCGAAACTTTCTGTTTCCTCTTTCCATCTTTGACTATCTTTGACTCACCAGTATTAAGAACTTCAGCGATATAATTAAGGACTTGGGATTTCTCAATCTCAACTAACGCTTGTGGAACTTGGAAGTCATCTTGCTCTGCGTTAACTTCTTCTTCTGAAATTTGTGGATCAGATTCAATTATCGCGGCTACTTCTGTGGTGGGTTCTGCTGGAATATTGCGGGCCTGTCCCTTACGAACCCATTCGATACCACTAATTTCGGATATGTTTTGGTTTGGATTTACAGGAACTTGATACTTATTGTTTGTTCCAAACTCACGGAATACAACAGTGCCATCCTCAAGTGAGATTGCCCCGCGCATCCCCTCAAAGACAAAAGTATCTTTGTCTTTAATCGCATCAGATATTGTCCTGTCTGGTAATGCTGGTTGAACTGTCAAGGATTCCTTACCAGTTGGTTCTGCTTTAGAGTAATCTTTAAACTCGTAGTTAGCCTCACCCTTCACGATACCATACCCATCCAAGATGGTATTCATCGCGTTCAACATCTTCTCTACTTCTCTTGTAGAAGTTCCTTTTCCAAGGTAGCGAGCGATTGAGTTACGGAGTAATTGGAGGGCATTGAGGATTGAGTTTTTCCATGCCCTAATTATTCCCTTGTCTTGATCGGAAAATGCTTCCTGCTCTGCTTTTCTGATAGCATTCAAGTCTTCTGTGATCTGTCCTGTCCTTATTCTCTGGGCAACGATTCGCAAGAATTCTTGAGAGAAGGTAAGGTCATCGAGGAGTTTTGTTTTATCGTTTAAATATGCATTTGAAACTCTCGGTAACGCATTAGGGTTCGTGCGATTTATTTCTTTTGCTATATCTAATAGCCTTTTTTCAATATGTTTTTGTTCTGTGAGTTTAGGTTTCTTGAGAGATTTATACTCATCTTGAAGTATTTGGAAAACAGAAAGGTGGAGCGTCTCCTCTTCCAGTTTCTTGGCTGCTGCCCGTGACTCTTGATCCAATGCAGCGTCTCTACTTGCCGCCCGTTGTTCACCTTGGGTCGCTACTTGCTGGAGGACGTTTACATCTGGGATAACCAGATACTTCTTACCTCCAAAGAAGACTGCTTTGTATGTTCCACTATCAGCGGATAGTTTATTTCCAGTCAGTTTATTGTATTCCTCGGAGGAGATAACTTGAGTTCCTGTGCCTGCCAAGAAGCCAGCATTGTTTGCTACTGCTGTTCGGATAGAGTTCTTCAGCTTCTGCGCCCGTTTCCCTGTAGCCTTGATGCCACCAAGAACTTTGTCTGTAGCCTTAACGAATGCTTGAAGGACTGGTCGATCTGGAAAGAAGGTTCCGAATTCTGACCTTCTGCCAGATGGCGGCAGTCCCATCTCACGGGTTGGAGTTGTTCCCTGTGGTTCTACTCCCTGCTCAATAGCGGTAAGTTCAGCGAGTTTGTTCTGCTCAACTGCGATAGCTTCATTCACTCTATCAATCCCCACTTGGTCGTTCTCATCCAAAGCGTCGAACTCTTTGTTCAGTTCATCGATCTTTGCGAGTGCTGCTTCCTTGGTAGCGGTGGGTGTTGCAGGTGCTGCGGCAGGGGCTTCTGTTTTAACTTCTGCTGGGCCTGCGGAGAGCTTATTAAATTGGGTCTGTAGTTGCGCGAGGTTGGCCTTCTTCTCGTTCAATGCCAGTTCAGCTGCTTGGTATTCTGGCGCGGTTTTTTCAATCGCCTGTAGCCCCATCTCGTCGTTAGCAATCTCTTCTTTGAGATTGTCGATCTCCCCGCTCACGGCAGTCATCTGTTGCGCCAGATCAGATACTGCGTCTGGAGCTAACTGGTCAGCCATAGCATCTGCTTTGGAATCAATATCAGTTTCTTCTGAACCTTCTTGATCACCATTTATCGCCTGCTTCTTAGCTCGTTTTCCAGCAAGCATCTGTGTGAAGATGGATGTAATTACACCCGATGCCCCACCCACACCGCCAGCGTATAGAGTCCCATCAAAAATGTCTTGGTTGGGATCGTAGACATACTTCTTCACCAAATTACCAGCAATCTGTTGCGGCATTTCATTGAACAACGCTTCTTCAGTTCCGTCGATTACGGCTTGCGCGGCCCTATTAAGACCTTTGTAGATTGCTTCTTGTTGTTTTGGATCAAATCGACTTACCCACTTTTGCAGTGGTGATACTAACTCCAATGGTGCTTGGGTAAGAGCAGAGAACAATGCCGCTTGATTCGCTTGCTCTTCAGTAGCCCCGTCTGATTTCGCTTCAGAGTATCCTGCCCATGCAGAGTTGAGTCCACCAAATGTAAGTGTGTTTGCTTTCTGAAAAAGATTAATTGCCCTTGCAGAGTTTAATCCAAGTGATGCGCGAGCAGTATTTCCCAATACACCAGTTACAATCGCAGCACCACTAAATCCAAGTCCACCAGACACATCTCTACCGAACTGAGCTAATGCTCCAACCCTTCTTGGGTCTTGACCAAGTTGTCTTTGCTGGTCTGCATACTCGGCGGCTTCTACCAATGATTGTCCTGCTTGCTCATAGCCAGCTTCTTTCAAGAGCATACCGATTGGGCCAACAGTTCCAGACCCAATAGCTCCAGCGTATCCATCCCATGCTCGCTTAAAGATATCAGTAGCCAAGTCCATGAAGTCGGGAGATGTCATTGCCCATTCTTCTGCGAGCTTTCTTACCTCTGGATTCCTCTTCAGTTGTTCAACTTTATCTGGTGCTTCACCGATATTCAGATACTGACCAGCAATGCGTGACATCATTCCGGGGGTATCGATTCCCTTGGTTTTAATGTAGTCCAAGAATTTATCGTTTCCGATAATGTTATCTATGAATTGACGCTGATCACCAACCCTCTTAATCGCCGCCTTTCCCCTTGTCAGAATTGGAATACTTGTAATTTCACCCTCTGCTCCAGTAACCCTCTCTTCTCCCAATCCAGTTTCTACATCTACAGAAACGCCCGGCTTGTGCGTAATCAACTTACTCAAGAAGCTGAGTTGATTTGCCTCATGCTTCTGTTGCTCTTGCTGTAGCTTTGAGAGTTCTGAGCGTAGAGTATTTGATTTATTGATATACTCAGAGTATGGAAGACCAGAAGCGGACTCAAGTTCCTTGGTCTTTTCCTTGATCAGATTCCCACGGAAGTCCAGCGTCATTCCATCTGGGCTAATTGGTTCTTGGATAATCTTACCACCAATATCAATTGCTTGAGCGCGACGAACCTCTACAGGTTTGCCTTCCTCATCTTCCATGAAGGTCTTGGTTTGACCTTGTTCTTGAGCCAAGATATCTGGCCCACCAACCATAGGTTCTCCACCTATAGGAAGACCTTGCCCACGATTGATCATCTCTGGGACTTGGCGAAGACTTCTAACTTCCTCTTGTTCGGCAATACTCTGAGCCTGTGGACTCGTAGTATAGAAGTCAGCTATCTCATCTAAAGTAATTCCAGCCTTAATCGCAGAACTGATTTTTGGGTTTTGCTCTGACAACACAGAAGAAAGTTCATCGTCTGTAAAACCAGCCTCTCTTGCTTTTTTGAGTTTATCAAGCGTTATTATCATTTTTATTCACTTAAAAATTTTGCAGCCATAGCCTTTCTGTCTTGTCCAGCAGTAGGTATATCAATTACATCTGTTCCATACAATGGCATGAATGCATTCTTAGCCGCCTGTGGAACTCCAGCCATATACGCTACTTGTTCACGAGTTGCATCTTTAATACGAAATTTTTTTATTGCATCACCTTCTTTTACTGGAATAAAATAACCCTTAGCATCTGTTTCAATAGATATATTTTCAAATCCTCCAAGTGCTTTTATAGCTTTTTGCAAATTACCATCTGAATCCAAAGTAGAAATAGCTTCGTTTATTTTTTCAGTAAATGGTTTGTTAGCTTTTTGGTAATCGTAAAGCGGGTCTACATTTTCAAAACTTAATGATACTCCAGACCTTGATGAAACATTCATATTTTTTTGTTTGAGAACATCTGGGCTATCAAGTTTCGCAACCCCTTCAGCACCCGAAATATATTTGTCAAGTCCCGGCATCGCTATAAACCCTTTCGAGAAAGGTTGAATTGTATCTTTAGGCCAGATCATTTTAGTTGACTCAGACATAACAGAACTAAACGGAGTTCCAGAATCTATCTGTTGTTTAATAGTTTTAAATCCTTGCGCTACTTTTGCCTGTGTAGGTGATGGTGCTTGTTGATTTGATCCTGTTCCTACTGGTACTGTTAATCCAGAGTCACCCTGCCCTTCTTGTGGATTAGTAGGCAGTCCATCTACAGGTGTATCGAAATCGGCTAATGGAGTATTACCACCACCAGATGGTTTTGGTTTTGGAACAACATTAGTTGATGGAGTAGTTGGCTGGGTTGGCGTAGTAGGCAATTCAAGTCCAAGTTGTTTTGCAAGCAGCAATTCAACAATACTTGAACCTTGATTATTAGCTTTTTTAGTAAGTATAAAATCATCAGTTGACTTTCCAACAGCATCAAGTCCCAACTTAACAAGTGTCATCGACTGTGGGGTATTCATCACTTCTGGAGTCAACATACCAAGCATTTTAGAATACGCTGCCCCAGATTGTCCTTGTCCCGCAAGTGTCATTGACTCCTGTATACCTTGTTGAAGCATAGGTAACATCTCCTGCGCTCGCCTATTCTGTTCTCGTTCACGATAAACCTTGCTAACATTGTCTCCAATTTTAGCCAAAGAATCTGCCACCCAATCCGTTGATTTGGATGCTCGCTCCGTTCCTGTCATTATGAGTTCCGCGATAGACATGATATTTATTTTTTAAGATGTTTGTGATCTTCCGTATGCAGATAATGCTGAACCAAGTAAATCTCCAAATGCACTTGTTGTTGATGCTGTATTTGATGTTTTGGTTGATGGCCCTCCGTATCCATAAGCAAGTCCTTGTTGCGCGGCACTAACATTACTCATACCCATCAACGCGCCAGAAGTAGCCTTGCCAATGTCAGATACACCTTGGCCGACTGCTTGCTGTGCTGCGTAGCTTGCGGCGATGTTTTCTTTATTCGCTCCGTAGATTTGTGAGGCAAGACCAGACTGAGCATTGTAGATGTTAGAGAACATATCACTTGTCATCTTAGCTTTTTGCAATCCGACTTCTGCTTGGGCAGTTTGGTAGCCAAGTTGCAGTCTTCCTACATCAAGTGGTTCTGCTGTGAATGCCCTTGCCAATTGCTGCCAGTTCATTGCCGTATTTTGAACTGCTGGCATTGCTGCCAAACCTTGTCTTTGAATATCAAGTGAAGTTAGCCCAAGGTTACGAGCCATCTGCCCTTGTGCTGCTTGGAATCCACCAGCCCTTCCTGCTGTTGCTGGATTGAATCCCGCTCCTGCACTCTCTGCGACATTGCGTGTGATTTGGTCTTTGACATCTTGCGGGATATCTCCTTTAAGATATTGTGAAATGACATCCATCGCTTGACCAATTTGAGTCTGCGCTTGCTGGCGTTGTTGCGCTGCTCCGGGTTGGAATGTCTCAAGTTGTTTACGATAGTAATCTGAAATCTGACCAGCGTCACCGATCATTGCTCCAAGGTTATACTCTGGAGCCTTAACTTCACTAATCATCCCTTGGACTTGTTCTTGTCCTTTAAGAAAACCTTTAGTTGCTTTTCTTTGTTGTTTTTGAAATTGTTTAGATGCTGCACCTTGAGCTTTCTTTGCGCGATCTGCTGCCGACATTGAGATAGCCGCCGAACCCGCCGCTGCACCTACAGCAACCACACCAGCCGCAATAGCGAATCCGCTGGTATGAAACATCATTGGATGTTTGTTAAAAAATAAATCTTCTGGATGCTGAAGGAATCTCATTTGATTAAGTCGGTTCGGTTATGCCGCCACTTCTGCACCCTTGGGTCTTCCTTGGCGATGTGGGGATTAAAGTCTCTTGAAGTGATGCTGTCAATAATTTCGTCTGGATCAGTTAAGTCTGTGACATGGCAGGTAGTCCAGATTGTGTCTTTGTGAGTAGCCAGCAAACGCCTCGTTCCTGCTTCTGTAATGCCGCTGTAGCCTGTTTTGTAGCGGTGGGCGGGGATACCATGATACCAGACAGTCACATCGCCTTTCATAATAAAGAATGGATGCGTTGTCAGATGGAGCAAAGTTGTGAGAATCGTATCCTTCGGCATATAGATTTCCCGAATATACATCCCCGGAGTGAATCTATGAATCAACGGGCATTCCCTTGGAGGTAGTTTCAGAATCTCCAAGTCCATCAAGTTTAGCTCGTAGTTTGGATCACCATATCCAACTACGCTCCTTGCATCAATCTTGTCTGGAATTGTCAGCGTCATCGGTAGAGGAAATAATCGTTTGGCGTTGGTGACAATATATCAGCACCGATTAGGTTGTCTGCCCGACTATAGTTGGCTATCCGCAATGGAGCGCAAGTTGGAATTTCTAAGCCTTCCATCTCCTTCTCCTGCTCTTGCACGGCCAATGACAGGTTACTCAAGAACTCTTGCGCCTTACGATTCTCACGCGAGTTCAATGCAAGAACCGCATAGATCATTGCATCTGGGATGAACTCAACCAACTCTTTCGGGTCGGTCAAATCAAAGTATTTCTTCGATGCGTAGAGCGTAATACACTCGCAAGTTTTCGGTGCTTTGAATCTACGGAAAGTTGGATGAGCATCGTTCGGTTGATAGATTGCTATCAGCGTCTTTGCTTCCAATGCAGTATCGTAGGCATACACGCGAATCCTACCTTTAGTTACTGGCTTGCTCACCGCCCGAATCCCCTTCACAAGAAGATCGGACTTCGCCAGCGTTGGAGGATTGGCAGTAGTTACCTTGACCTTGTGGTAGGTGTCATACTGGTCTTGTGCTTCAAACATCAACTCTACGCCGATGTCTTCAGCTTCTTCGGCCATTACCCCGATTTGGTATGGATGCGTTGTGTAGTCGCGGAAGAGAACATGGAGTCCTCCTACTTCTACAATTCCTCTATGGCATGAGTTACCTGCTTGCAGAGCAAAAGCGTTGGTCGCATTGAACCATTCCTCATTCAAACTAACAGAATCATTTCCTACCCATGCCAACTTTATTTGTTCATACCTATTTGGAAGAGTAAAACACCCATCAACACAACAAATTTGAACATACTCCTCTATGCTCGTCCAGCCTCTTTTATTCCACAACAATCTACGAGCTTGATTAACAGCCTTAACAGCTCTATCATAAGAACATACACCTGAATCACCCACGAATCCCTTAACAATCTCAACCATTTCTTCTAATGTGTCAGCCATATTTAGATTAAGTTTAATTGTTCCTCAAGTAAATTATCTGATTTCAACAAATTATCCTTTGCCCAAAGTGGGCGAAAATTTGTATAATAATTTAATTTGATAAGTTCTTTTTTAGTTTTTGCTGTAGCCAATGGAATTATGTGATCAAGATGCCAAAGACGACGATTTTCCCAAGACATCCCTTCTTGGAATCGAGTTTCAATATATGATTTAAAAAAGCTAAAAGAACATCCTAATATTTTTTCTGTTTTGGTATCTTTTTTTATTCCTTTATTTCTGAATATTTGACCCATTACAGCGTGTAAATGCCTTTTTAATTTTTTAACTGGATCATTTATCCCCTTGTAATATTGACGCAAATACTCGTTTCTTTTTTCTCTATATTCTGGATTTAATAGTTTATTCCTGCAATACTGATTATGTTTTTCTTTATATCCAATTCTCTTTCTTCTTTGGATTTCATATTCAGATTGCTTTTTTAGATATTCTGGATTTTGCCTTAATCGCGCTTGTCTTTCTCTTGCCAGCTTTCGCATTAGTTCATTATTTTTTTCAAATGCAGCAGGAGAACTCCAATGCTCATATACAGCTATTGAACCATCAGCTTTTTTCTTTTTTGAATATCCAGAGAAACGATAGCCATCCTCTCTGGTGTCGCCGCGCTTGAGCTTGCGAACCAAAGAAGACGAGCAACAACTATCGTTTAAAGATACCATAGGAATTATCGTTTCCGATAATTATTTTCCGCCAACGGGCTTGCCAGATTTTGGAAGCGGTGCGCTGGAGTATGGATTCTTGCCAGTGTTAGGCGGGTTCATGTTGCCCATACCTTCACGGATCATGCCGCGAGTAGGTGCGCCGCCTGAAACTAACTTGGGTTCTGTTCCTTTTAGTGGTGTCATATGTTTAGTTTTTCTTATGGCTTGTTTATTACGAAGTGTGAACCGCCATCCAGTCAACACTTGTGATCTCAGCAATGTTATTTTCAATGCGGATCGAAAATCCTGTAGTTGTTTTGCTTCCTGCCACCAAAGAGAACAATGGTGTAGGCTGAACAAGAATAGTAGCATTACAAATTGGAGTAATGGAAACTCCATAAGTTGCGGCAGGCAATGCAGCAAACGATACAGTCTGAATAGAGTCACCAACAGGAACGCTGCCGATATTACCATAACGCGCTTTAATGACAGGAATAGCATTAACCTGTGTAGTAAGATTGGCAATATTCGTCGTGTTTGCTGAAATCTGACTCTGTTGGTCAGCAAGGTCTTCGTTGATCTGAGCAACTTGTGCTGGAGTTACATCGCCCAATCCCGGCACATTGATTGTTCCGTTAGTAAGAACCTCATCAATGAATTGCTGAAATACATTTTGCCAGTTACCAGTTGGACAGAAGTCATCTGGAACATTTGGAAATGTAAGTGCTGGAGACGAAGATTGATTGTCCATTAGATTAATTCACGATATTGTAGTTCCAATATTTTTCTTGGCAACACAAAAATGGTTCGCACTCTTGATTTTCTTCGGGGCAGTCACCAACTGGAGAGTCATCGTTGTTCTTGATGTTTGCCATCAACCTTACTCGGTCAACTGTAGCTGCTCCGGTTAGGTTGACTTTGATCTGGAATTCACTTCCCTCTACTGATGGGATGCCTGCCAAGTCATTGCACTCACTTGGGTCTGGTGTGTTAAACTTGTAGCGTTTGTAGCGATTACCACCTCGTTGTGGGAAGCATTCAGTTACTTTAGGCGAGCATGGATCACACCCGAATGTCGTAGGCACTTTCAGTTCTGACCAGCATGGATTAGAATCGGCGCGAAACTCAACATCACTTTCTACCTGTCCTTTAATCTCACTCATCCACATTTCTCCACCAGTAATCTTTTTACGGAGGAACTTGTTGGTAGCCCCGCTTCGGTTGAAATCATATCTACCAGTTGTGAAGAAGGATTCAATCTGTCTGCTTCCATTCGGCCCGTAGTCGTCGCCTTGAGCTATTGTGAACTCGTAAAGCCGGTTCTTGTTGTCTGCGTCGAATGAGAATCCGAATCCTCGTTTCTCACCGCTTATCAATGCAGTAAGAAGTTGAGTTGGTCTAATGCCAGTCCAGATTCCATTCCAACGGAAAGAAAGTTGTGCGTCTGGTGCAGGTGAGGAAGATTGGTCGAGGTCGAGAACTACCATACCCCTATGATACCTATTCAGTCCTTCTACACCTTCTGCGCGGTAGGTCTGCGGAGAAACTGTGCTGATGATGTAGTTATCAAAAAACATCGTAGAAGCGAACTGCTTCAGCCATGGAGTATCATTCTCGACCCACTTGTTTACTTCCCTCGAAAGTTTACGAAGCGAGAAGTATCTTGCAAATTCAGATTGGCTATTAGAGTAGAATGCCCAACCATCGTGTGATCTAAACCAAAGTTCAGAGTTAGCGAGTCCAAGGTATGGCGATGTGCATCCACGCCCAAGGAGTGAGATGCGTTGGATGTTTGATGTGTTCCATTGGCTTCTTGGTAGAGAGACATCCATTGAGAATGCTCCGTTACCAGTAAGGACTACAAGCTCACCCTGCCCACGGAGGTTAGTTCCGATCTGTGGCATGACCTTCATCCCTGTAATGTTTCCCATCATGGCTGGAGTCGAGAACGCGCCACCTTCTGCCCAGTATCCAATCTCTGTGAAGTTCTCTGTATTCTTTGTATCGGTGAATCCTCCACCATAGATGATGTCAGAAGCGTAGATTTGATTAAACTTGTCAGCTACGAATACTCGCCCAAAGGCATACTCCATTATCGTTCCAATCGGCATCTTTGCCAAGTATGGATTCAGTCGGTAGGCAGGTAGTTTTACTGTTCCTGTCCCAGTTCCCCTTTGAGTGTCTGTGATGACTGCTGTAAACTTAACTCCGACTGTATTGGATGGTGCGCCGATCAAAGTAAAGTTTGTAGTTCCGACTGAAACAATCTCGCAGTAGTCTCCGTTTTGGATTTCACTTGCTGTCAACGTTCCTAATACTCCATCCCATGCTATCGCATTCTGGTAGCCGTTTTGGATATACGCCCGATCTTCGGCTTGCACGAACCATGTGTGCATCATGCCCGGATCATTACCTTCGATGATCTTGTAGGCAAATGCGCGGTTGTTTACGATCTTGAGAAAGTAGATAACCCCAGATACCGATAGCAGGATACCATCGCTTGTTCTGAAGTTAGTCGAACGATATGGATACGAGCCTTGAAAGCTGCCACCAAGAATATCGTTAACGATAGTCGCGGCTTCTCCATCTCCAGCGATAATCGGGATGTTCCGAATGCTTGGCCTTGTCCGGTTAATGCCGCCTCGGAATGTCCTATTTACCGACTCTGATACTACCGACTCTGGTAAATACGATGGATGCGTATCTGCGTCTTGCGCGATGATACTTGTGAATCCATCAAAGACTGATCCTTCGGCTGGCATTATACAACAATACGAAGCTCACCAGTAGAGGTTTTGTAAACGCTATTTACAGCAAGCCCGCCAGTAACTGCTGCTGCATTGTCTGCGTATGTTCGAATATTTCCAATTTGAACACATCCACTTCCACCGGGAAATAAAAATATCACACCATTTCCACTTGTTGAAATATATCCACCAGTTCCATTTGTTCCAAGACGAAGATCAATATCATCGGAATATGGGGATTTTAAATCAATAAATGCTCCTGTTACCCCGCCAACTTCTATGTATCCTTCTCCTGTTGTTGCATTAACTAGCAATGCTTTCGTTATAATGCGTCCATTTACGTCAAGTTTTTCTGTAGGTGTAGTTGTTCCAATACCAACATCTCCAGTAGAAGTAATAGAACCTGCGCTTACTGCTCCAGTTGTAGTCAATGGTTGGCTACCAAGATCAACTGGGCCTGCTTGAAGAACGCTATTCAATGTAGCAAACTCAACTTTACCAGTAGAGTCTTTTCCAAGAACTGTGCTGTTTACTCCATTTGTCCAAGTCAGATTGCCAGCACCATCAGTCTTCAAGACTTGTTGGGCAACTGGAGTCTGAATCGTCTTCTGACAAGCAGCGGAGTCTTCTACTACCAATCGTTTTCCATTGGCAGTTGTTTCAAGTGGTTCACACAACAACGGAAAATTCGTGTCGCATGGTGGGCATGGTGTGCAGTAGCTCATAGGATTAGCAATCTACTGCGCCCTCAAATTCTGGCAATGTTTTGAGATGGAGATATGCTTGCTTGATTGGGTTTTCTCCGTTAAGGTCATATTCGCAAGTAAATGTTTTTGCATCAAAGGATTCTTTATTTGTATCATTGTAAATTTTTACAACAAATGCCATTTTATTTTTGGAGTATATTGCAGTATTTTCAACTCTATGATATGCGTCATTTGAGGTGAATCCAGTTTCAGTTGTTTTTGTTAATTTAAGTGCCATATTTTATTGTTTGTTTTAGTTTATTGACCTATTGCATAATAACCAATTCTTCTTGTTACAGTAGAGCCGGGTGCTGGAGTCATTTGAAACCATATTTGCGTTGTTGTTGTGTTGTTTATTGCAATATAAATACTTTCTCCTGATGGTTGTGGTTCATGGTATGTGCATACAACAGAACTAATTTGTGAATTAAATGGCCTATCTAACACTTTAATACATTGTCCAATAGCGTCAAATGTTAATACTTCGCTTCCAAATACTGTTCTTGTTGTATTTGGTAAATCAAGATAACCATTTGTTCTTGAAATATTTTTGTATCCAAAATTTTGCCCAATTTTACCATCATCATATTCATTTGTAACTTGATGAAATAAATTTGAAGTGGCTGAACTTTTACCAACTGTTAATCCGTTTATTTTAATTCCATATGACAATTCATAAAATGTATTTCCAACAATATTTACTAATCCCCCACCTGTAATTTCAACTCCCGTTGATGTAATTGTATTAAATGGACTCCAATTATTTGTTGATGTTCCAAAACCAAAAATAACATTTCCATTAAATGTTGATAATTGAAGACCTGATACTGTATCTGTCAGCAAACAAGACCAACTATCTTTACGCCCACCCGGAGCAGATGCAGCTTCAAAAAATGAATTTGAAATTGTAAATGCACTCAATGATTTTAAGTTGAATGCAGCTTTTCTGGATGAAATATGACCATTTGACCATGCAATTTGAAGTTCATCTTGTGGAGTATCCCAGTATATTCCGTAGTTACCACCAATCGTGCATCCAGTAAAATACAATCCTTCAGCAGATGTATCTACAACATAAACCCCTTTATCGCAATAACCAATTCCTGAATTTGTTATCGAATACACAACCGGAGCATATGCTGTTCCAGTAATTTTAATTCCAGAATCAAGTTCAAATAGGCCAAATTCACCCGGAGAATTTCTACCTACAATAATTGTTTTTTCTACAATGACTTCTCCTACTTTATCAAACAATATTCCAGTAGTCCAATAACCTATTGGTTCGTAAAATCCATAATAATCTGAGCCATTATTTTCAAACCTTATTTTAATTTCTGAAATAAGAGCTGTTGGGCCGGGATAACCTAATCCATCTGTTGAAATAGTAAGAGCGGTTCCAGCACCAGAACGATTATTTGTGCTAATTGTTAATTTTTTAATTTCAATTTTTTTAGATAGATTTGTGCTTGGTGTTCCTCCATACCATACAAATCCATTAACAACACTTGATCCAAATCTAATTTCAGTTAAATGAGTAGCCTCTCCAGAAATTGTTATAGATTTATTGTTTATATTTAATGTTGAGTTTATTAAAAATATTCCTTTTGGAATAAAAATTGACCCACCATTTACCCCAATAGTATTAATAGCAGCTTGAATTGCGGCAGTATCATCTGCAACTCCATCACCTACCGCTCCAAAGTCTTTTACATTGACCACATCTGCAAACCTGTTAGCCAATGTCCTTGCTACTGCTGCCGCTCCATTGCCAGAACTTGCTCCATTAGTTGCTGCCGTGAATAGCGAGCCTACGACATAAGTTTGTCCTGTGGTTCCAGCAATCGTATTCCATTGCGATTGTGTGGTTGTTCCGAGAGAAGTAATCTTGTATTGCTGTCCTACTTGAAATGATCCAGCGGATACTCCAGTTGATCCAGTCGAAACAATTCCTTCGATTAAATTTTGAGTTACTTTAGTTAGTGGCATATTTAATGAGTGGTTATTGTTATTTCCGATCCCGCTGGAACTGGAATTGACATAATAAGCGTTTTAGGTGCGGTATTGTTTATTGAATAATTTGATGGCTTTTGATACACCCCATCAATGTGAACGATATATCCCCCGCTAACTTGGCTTATGCCTTCGGAAATATTAAATGTAGTTTGAGTTCCATCAGAAACATATTCCCAAGTTTCCGGTTCAGTTGTGGCTTGATTAACCGCCTCGATTGCTATACGAGCGTAGTAAGCTGCACGATCTGCAATTGAATTCATTGCCGCCTCACTTGGGCCGCATGGATTGCATTTAGAACTTCTGGAATTTCCGCAACTCATAGTTTTTATCGTTAACGATAGTTTAGGTTAAGTCAAGATGTTTGTTCCACTAAAAGATAGGGAATTGTCTTTTGGTTGTATCTATTCATTTCTGAGTAAACTAAATTGATGAACCCGTCCCATTGTGGCGGGTAGATTGTTTGACACCCTTCCGAGGAAGTTGATTTGTAACTGCCCTTGTGAATGTTGATAGCGATGCCCATCGAATCACCTTCACCATCTCGCGTAACAGGGAGTTCTTCTTTTGCGTTAGCAGGTCGCAACGCTGGGTAGCCACCTCCGGGTTTAGAGATACCATGATTGCCTTTACGATACCTGTGAACGCCAGTTTTAAGCACCGCAATGCCTTTCTTGAAAACTGATGGATCAGTATTTGCATTGAATGTAGCATGAACAGAAGGAGATAATAGTATAATCGCATCGTCATAGATGCCCCTTTGGTTTCCAGATGGCGCAAATGTTTCAGAGTAGTATCCTCTTATTCCTACCAGCGCAACGCGATCCTCAATCCCTGCACGGATAACCATAGCAAGGGTCTTTTCTTTCGCTTGTTGCGGTCTGGAATTAGGAACCATGATTAGCCTTTACGCACTACATTGATGAGTCCAACAAGTCCGAGTCCCGCGACAAGGATTGCTTCTTGGAGTTCTGGTTCGATCTTCACTCCGACTGCCGTAGCAATCAGAATCAAGCCGCGCCAAGTCGAGTTTTCACTCAACTTCTCTAACAGTATGTTTACTATTTTCATTTTTTTGTTCCTTTTGGTTCTGGAAGTTCATAAGTAAAACTTCCGTATTGTGTCTGTAGGGAAATTCCAAGTGTCGTGCAACCCGTCAAAAATGCCATCGCAAGAAATGAAAGCGAGATGATGATAAGACCAAGTGCGATTTGTTTAGGGTTCATTTGTTTTTATTCCAATTACGCGCAAGGACGATAAGTGACCCAATACCCACTGCGATACCCACAAGAAGAGAAACGATGCGTAGCCATGCTTCCACTTCTGGCAGCAATGAAATTCCAACCGAAGTCGCCGTGGCAAGTATTCCGGCAGCACAAGCATTAAATGATGGCGTGTCCATGTTTTTAGAGTTTCAAAAATTCTGCTGCTTCTGGGTATCTGATAAAATCTTCCTCAGATTCAATTTTAATATGAGCCGTTGTGACTACATGATTTTCATCTTCGAAAGATTGTGCCAAAAACAATTCTTTTTTGTCATTAAAAAAAAATACTTGTCCTGTTTTTTTCATAAATTAATACCCTTTGATAAGAACATACCCAGCTGTTACGCCAGTTCCCGCAGCCGACACTCTTGCTCGTATAAACTGCGAGTTGATATTTGCAACGTGTGTCTGCACTGTGCTGCTTGCGACTGCCGCGAGTGCGGTTCCAATCGAATACCATGTTGACCCGTTGTCATCAGACCCTTCCAGTTGCAGTGTTGGCGGGGTTGTAGCCGCGCCGATGTTAATGACCAACTGAACCGCATCGCAGTTTTGCGTGTTGAGGCTCGGTGTCGCGCTATTAAGCGTTGTCAATACAACCGAGCGGTCGATGAGTTGACGAATTGATTCCACATAGTCACTCGCCTGCAACCTGTTGATTGCGCGAGTAAACGATGGGCTTGTTCCGCCAACCGTTTGCACATACCGAACGCGGTTTCCCGTCATTGGCAATTTAGGACTACGATAAATTCCTGTCGCCGTAATGCGCGGGAATGAGTAAACGGTAAACCAGTTCGTTCCAGAATCATCGCTTTCCTGCACATTGACATCCAATGTTGGGCCAGTCCCTGTAACAGCTGTAACCGGAATGTTGACTTCATAACTACAGCCAAAGGTGGGCGTAAGTGCAGAGGTATTGGCAGTGGTAGTTATTGCCGCCGATGCAACATCCGCAATGATTCCGGGAAATGCAAGGTTAGCTGATGTTACGGCCGATACGGTTGTTACGGTTGTTACGGTGGGCAATGTTCCTGAAACAACGTTTATCGGCAGTGCATTAGCCGTTCCAACCGAACGAACACCCTGCAAATAAATTGAGTTGTTTGGGAAGGACTCAACCGACAAATGTGCCAAAGTAAATGTCGTGGATGATGCAGGTGCAGTAGTTCCGTTAAAGTTCCAAATAAATACATATAGCGGAGTTGTTGCATCAGGGATGTTTTCGTAGCGAGATGCGCGGCTTGATGAGTTGGCTGCGGATGCACTTGCCCTCAGCATATCGTTCCAGAAAACTTCGCGCCCAGTCATTTCGCACTGCACTATCGTTCCCGGTGATGCAGTCGTGTTGATCGTTGCCGCAGTATCTCCAGTTGCCCATCCGCTTCGCTGTGCATCAACATTCAGCGTTGTTGCTGTTGTGCCAGTTACCAGATTTCGGATATAATTTCGGCCGAATAGTGTGCAGGTTCCAGACCCCGAAGCGGGGAAGCCTGCCACGGTTAGTTCTATCGAAACCCCCGCAACAACCGACGCGATGGCATAGCGTCCGGGAACGCCTGCCGCTCCGGTAATGCCACCCATTTGAACAAACTGGCCAACATTAGTTGCATCAAGTGTATGATTTGGAATATCTACCGTTACTGAAGTAGCCGAGTTAATCGTGTATGCAAGGTTCTCGCCGATCAGGTCTGCCAACATCACCGCAAGATTTGTGTTTGCAATACGCTGAGAAGCGATGATCGAAAACCTCATCCTCATCGAGCCGCTATAAAATTTGATGGAACGAGCAAGAAACTCTGCATTTGTATTCGTGCCACTCAAAATGTTGAGAGAACCAGCGGCTTGGTTGTATGTCACGCCAGTGCCAACAATTGGTGCGTTAAAAAAATTCGGATCAATAATACTTGCTCCAACGGAACTAAACCCAGTAGCGTCCGTCATCTGCCCGACTTGGCGGACTGGAGTTGCAGACAATGTTTGGACAGCTGTATCGGAAATCAATTCTGGAACCGATTTGTAAATATCGTAGAGTTGATTATCAAGTGTAAGATCAGTAAAACAATTTTTTGATTTTATTGCCATAATGTTTTATCGGTTACGATAATTACAGTGCAAGAGCGAGTGCGTTGTTCAGAAGGAACAATTGCTGATCTTCAGTTTTTTGCACAAAACAATTTTCGGTGATTGGAGTTCCGCCGCCATACAATGTAAGCGCATCGTAAAATTGATACATTTTAGCTGCGTCACTCATAGCATCGTAGCATCCGTATGGAACGATATTGAAAATGATTGGAACAGTTTTAAGCGCAGCCTGTTCTTTAATAGTGATGAGAAACTCGTAAGATTTATTGCGGTAGTCGAGATCAGTAAAGCAAGCCATAAAATGAAAAGGGGTTAGGGTGAGGAAGTATTTACTTCCCCACCCAAGGTTGAGGTTTAGTAGTAGATGCCAACAACGTAGGCATTCACATAGAGTGCGCCAACACGTCCAGCGGTATCAGCACCGGAGACAACATTCACACCAGCGTTTGCGTAGGTGAAGGTAGTCGAGTTAACGACAGTAACTTCAGCCTGCACATCGTTGAACGAAGTGTCGGTCATGCTGGCAATCGTGATCGTGTCACCCGTGGCGAAACCATGAGCGGCGGCGGTAACGATTGTAGCAACGCCCGAAGTGCGGGAACGAGTTGCAGTAGCTTGACCAGCACCCACTGTGCTTTTCAGCAAACGGAGTTTGCGGGAGCCAGTGATGACAAAAGGATTCGCGGCAATCGTAAGAGGATTGTAGCGGCCTTGGTTATCAAGAGCGTCCGTGATGGTCAGCGAGGAAGTAAGGTCTTCACCCGTAGTTCCAGTGTCAACGATCACAACTGGATCGGTGGCAGTGGTTCCGCGAGCGTAGGCAGTTTCCAGAACGATGCTTGTTGGAAAGAACTTAGTGTCTTCGTCGTTAAGGACGAGGAGGTCAGCGTCTCCAGCAGCGAGGAGGTTGATTGCGACAGGGCCGAAAAGGTTGACGCGATCATAAGCGAGTGGTCGTTTATTAGACATATTTTGTATTTTATTTAAGGTTATGGGGAGAGGCTTTAATAGCCCCTCCCCTTATTTAACTTTAGGAAGGCACAACGATGTCACCCACACCAGCGCAGCTATAGCAGTCCTGATTGTTCTCAGGAACGATGTAGCTCTGAACTGGGCAGCAGGAACCGTAGAGGTTCTTGCTCTTAGGCAGGCGATGCAGGAACGAGTGCATGATGGTTGGGTCTTTGACCTGTGCAGCGAGACGGAACTGAGCTTGATAGAAGCCCGATTTACGCCAGCGGTTGCACTCCCAATCCGGGTTCTTCCATTCCCAATCACCAGCGTAGTTCTGGGTCATTTGTTGGGCTTGGCCGTATCCAGTCGAGGATGGCATTGTCCATTTGCACATTGCTTTGTTAACCATAGCAACCGAGATACCGAAGTCGGCATTGCGGTAAGCGCGGTTAGGAACATAGGAGCATCCGTTTTCTTGGACGATCTTGATGTAACGAGGAACGCGAACGAGACGCGCCCATGTCGCAGGATCAGCTTCATTGAATGGAGCGAGGCTTGCGTTGAAGGCAGTGTCAGCGTTGAAGCGAGCGGCGTTGATGTCGTAACCGAAGGCGTAGTCGCCGATGATACGATTGATGCCGAGCTTCAGACGGGTAAGGCGTTCGTCGAAGTCCGTGTTAGCATCCCAGTAACCGTTGTTGCGCTTGGCTTGGAAGTAAAGCGCACGGCCAACTTGAGGATCAGGGATAACGATGTCGAGCAGAGGCTGACCAGTCGCATCTTGGAGATCAAGACGGAAAGCGTCATCTTCGTCTTGGAGATCAACGAGTGCATCGTCGAGCATATCAAGCGAGAGATAAGCGATCTTGTTAAGGTCGGCTGGAGCCATCTTAACGCGAAGAGCGCAGAGGTCGTAGCCAGCTTCGTTGTTGAGCGTATGCTCTGGAACGAACCATGCTGCATCGTCAACGAGTCCGCAGTAAGTGCCGTCATCCGTGGTGATGCCCATCCATTTGTGTCCAGAACCACCGATGTAGTTGGAACGAAGGAACTCTTCGTGGACGTTCTTGGTGATACGGGCATTCGACTCTTCAAACTGGAGAATCTCTTCAGCGGGGAAGAGGCGATAGAGAAGGCTCTCAACGCAAATCCAGTCAGTGGTCATCTCTTTACGGAGAAGCTCGAAAGTGTAGCTCTCAGTGCCGGGACGCTGAATGACTTCGGGTTTGCTATCGCAAGAATCAGTCTCGCAGTAGGTGTCGGTGATCGTGCGGAAAGGAGCGCAAGGATCGTGGAATCCACGGCCAAAGCGGAATGCTTTCTGCTCGGTTGTGTGGTTAAGAGGCCATGCTTGCTCCTCGAAACGGGTGAAATATGCAGAGTTGGTGACGAGCTTCTTCACATAGAGGTCGTTGAAATACTCGCGGCCCTCGCGGAAGAAACTGTCAATCTCAGCACACGAATTGAAATATAGCTGATCTGATGCCATAATATTTAGTTTGTTTGAGTTTGATTTTTGGTTTTGGTTTTAGTTTGGTTCGCAAACGCAAAAGGCTCGAAAGCCCCAAGCGAATGCTTGTTGTTTTCGAGCCGGAGTTCAACCCTCGGTGTCTTTTGCAAGACCAGTCCGGAATAGTTTTTAATTGGAGACCTATAACTCCAAGGCCGGGTTCGCCCACGCACTAATTTTATCGTTTCCGATAATTTCGTCTATCCCGTTGCGCTGGACATTGCAATTACTCAATTACTATGTCAAGAGATTTTTTACAAAAAAAATTGGGGGAGGTAGAAACGCGCAACTACCTCCCCCGTGTATGCCAGACTTTAGAATGATGGGCTATGCAGTTCGTGCTTGCGGCGAGAATCGTTGCAGTTTAGCCGCCAGTCCCTCGCTAATACTCATTCTTGGTTTCTGGGAATCCGATGCACTTGATGATGACGAGATGCGCGACGAACCTTTCAGTTGTGCGATATACTCATCTTTTTCTTTTACCATCTCTTGGTATGCTTTCAGTTGTGCTTGAATCTTCTGATAGGCGCGGCCTTGGTGGATCAGTCGGTTCATGTCTTCAACTGATGCCTGCTCGTTGGTCTGCTGGGTAGCCGCCAGAGCAATAGCCTCGTCGCGGGAGATGTCATACTTGATTCCCTTCTCCTTCATGTAGTCAGCAATCGTATCTGGGATTTCAGTAGCCCGATCAATCTCCTGCTGAGTATTCTTGTAGCCTTCACGCCACTGGTTCAGATACTTGTTCCTGCCTTCTTGCTCCCGTTGTTTAGCGGTTTGAAGGATATTCTGCTTGGTTTCTTCAAAGTTGACAAGAGCTGCGTGATGTCCTTGAGTTGCTTTGATGAAGCTGTTAACCTGCTCCGCGAATTGATATTGCTTGAACTGCGAGAGCGAGTTCGTGATTTCCTCGAACGCTTGGTCGCGGTCGGCTTCTGCCGCTCTACGATCCTCTTCGGAGGACGCATTGAAGATGGAGGCATTTGCATTGACAGCACGGGAGAATGTCGAAAGAAGAGTTGGATCATTCGATAACAATTGTCGCGCAGTATCGTAGGTGCTTTTGATAGGATCGAGGTAAGTCTTTTTGAAATCTGGATTACTTGTGATGTCGTGGAAGTCCAGTTTGCCTCGGAGTTCCTTGATCTGCTCTGATAGTTGTTGCTCAACTTCCAACTTTTCTTGGTTGGCTTTGTTGAGTTGTTCTTGGTAGTGGTTGGTTTCTGCCGTCGATTTTGACTCGGATACCAGTCGCTCAAGTTCTTGGATTTTGGTTTCAAACTTGGGGATTTCATCTTTCTTGTATTTCTCAAGTTCTTCTTTGAGCTTGCGGTTCTCTTCGATTTGTCGCTCAACGAATCCTTTTTTCTTTCCTGTTCGGTCAGATGTGATTTCAGCTTCGGTAATTCTCTCCACTTCTTCTGGTGGTTCTTCTTCATTGTATTTTGCTATTCCAAGGTTAGGATCACCAACATTGGTAGCACTTGGCTTACCCTCGTCGGCTTGTTGTTTGCTGAACTTCTTGAGGAAGTCAGATGTATTACCTTTAATCGGAACTTGAGGTTTGGATTTCAGTTCCGCGATTACGTCTGCTGTGTCGTTTGTGTCTGCCATAAATTAGATTTCGTCGAGGTCTGGATCAATCGTGCTATCCGTAGGCTCTTTATGCTTTGCAGTAGCTTTTGTTTTTTTGAATGCTCCCTGCTCTTCTGTTCCAATAGCTTCAATAGTTTTGATTGCATGGATAAGCGTGGTTACTCCTTCTGGCGGGTTTACATTAAGTAGTAAATACGCCTGTAGTTTGTTCCAGTCTTCGTGTGAGGTTATTGCCGCGCATAGGGATTTTACTTTGTCTGTTGTCATTGCATTGGTGTAATATTGTTTTCCATCTCAACTTCTTCAGTTACTTCTGGAGTCTCAACCTCTTCGGTTTCCATCTCCATTTCCTCTGGCTCTTCTTCTTCCATCTCTGGCTCTTCCATCTCAGGAGCCTTACCTTGCATTGCTGCTTGCTTGGATTTCTCCTTTTGAATCTCGGCGCGAGCCTTGGCTTTTTGAAGAGCGAGTTGAGTGATACCTTGCTCCTTGCGTTGCTCGGTGCGTTGAGCGTGACTGATAGAAGCCTTACCAATTGAGATGTCAGCAAGTTTCTTCTTGGTGTCGATTTCGATACCGGATTTAGCAGCGAGGTATTGAAGTTTGATGTCTTCCTCTGAGTTAGGTTGACCGGATTTTTGAGCTTCAGCTTCAGCCATCTGGACGTAAACTTGTTGAAGTTCGTCGGCCATTGCTTGTGCTTCGTTCATTCCCTGCATGAATTGTTTCAAGAAGTCCTGTTTGGATTGATCCTTACTAATATACTCAACGTGCGCCATGATGTGACCACCTTTGAATTTGACTGAGCGGACTGCCTTGGAAAGCTCTGCAAGCTCTGGTTGACCTTGCTGCACAGATTGCAGGTTCATCTGCAACTGCATCATCATGTCCTGCAAGTGACCAACTGCGTGTTCGATATGCGGATCAGTTGGCAGCACAGGGAAGTTTTGCGGGTTAACAAAGGCATCCGTCATGCCAGCATTTTCAAACCCGATTACGCGAGCGGTATCAGTAATCTTAGTTGGCTTAGTATTCCGGTAGCGAGCTACGTTGTCTCTGCCAGAGAGTGCCGCGATTGCATCTTTAACTGCGTTCTCTTGTCCTTCGTTAGCTGGAGTAATTGCTGTAATGTTCAGCAACTTCTCTGCCGTGATGAGTTTGAATGATGGGCTACCTGCCCCGTTGATTAGGTTAGAACGGATGCTTGTGATGTTCTTCCAAGCAGCGGCTTCTTTCGGAGTTCCGAGTTCTTCCAATACTTCATAGAACTTCTTAACATATTCGTATCCATCATCGCTGGACTTTGCATTTACGAATCGTTTGTAGAGTTGTTTGAAGTAAAGAGTTTGGCACTCGTTGAATCGGCGAATCTGAGTTCCAGATAGTTTGGCGGACTCAGCGGCATCCAGTTCTGCTTCTCCTTTTGTCCTTTGTTTTCCACCAGATGTAGGCGCGTTGATGCGATACTGACCCATCCCGCGATACATATCTCCCATGAAGAATTGCATGAAGCTCATGCTCTCTGCTACTGGGAGTTGGAAGCGGTTCTGAATGAACTTCGCTCCATCTGGCATTACGCTGATTGGCAACCATTCCATTTGCTTCAACATCTTCGTTGCGTCTGGGCCTTGACCTTCGATCATCAACATGGAGTTGAGGCGCACGGCATCAACCAATGAGTTCATGGTGAAGTCATACTGACGACAGGCGACGAATGCCGATTCCGCTTGGCTCTTGATGTCTTGGAAGAGTCCGCTACCAACCGAGTCGGTCAACATATACAGAATCTCATCCCATGAATTGAAGAGTCCAATCTTGAGCATCATAAACCCGTGTTGGCTTCTGACATCATCTTCACTGATCTTGCCTGCTCCCTTGATATTGGAGTTGATGTAGTCCGAGATGGGTTGATAGTCTTGAAGGATAATCGCCTTGCTGATCTTGCCGTCGAACTCCCTCCAGTAAACTTCGTAGAGGTCGATCTTCTGATTTACGGAAAGTGACCAGTTAAATCCTGCTTCGCTGATCGTGCGGAAGAAGTCTTCGCGTGTCTTGCGATTGTTGCTGAATGCACGATGGAAGCGGATAGCGTCAATAGCTGCGTCCACATTCCATCCCATTGCTTCTGCCGCCGCACGATTCTCGATCTTCTTGTATAGTTCGTATGGTGTCAAACGGACACGGCGGACAAACTCTTCAAGGTTGCAAAAGTCGATCCTAATGTCGTCTGGAAAGAGAAGGTCGGAGAGGTAAACGTGTTCTGGCATCCATCCGAGTGGGCTATCCCACATTCCGATTCCTTTTCCATACAGCAACATTTCTTCAAGGTCTTGCTCTGTGTTGTAGAGGTATCCCGGCCATTCACGAATTGCTTGGTCGAATGCGATTCCAATGTTCTCTGAGTTAACGAGGCGCTCCTTCTCATTGCCAAATTTACTTTTGATCGTGCAACAAGCCTGCCGTTCGGTAATGACATCGTAGTAACTTGACTTCTGGTTATCAACGATGAATGCAAGCTGCCCATAGTTTACGTCAGATTGCCAAGGCAGACGCTTTTCTGCGAGCTTGCTGTAACCTGTAGGTGGAAAAGATTTATAGGCTTTAAAAATGCGGATTCGTTTGTTCTCGCGTCCTATGTTCGCTAATCTCAAATGGTTAGCTATGTTCCAGGCATGAGATGCGTTAGAGATTCGTGTTTCGGGTGGCTTGCCGTCTTGATCTAAAACTGCAAGGGAAAAGTTGTCGGAGCCGATTGAGAGCATAGGATTTTACTTTTATAACTTACGCTAATGAATTCAAGGCATTTCTTCGCTTGTTACATGAACTGCATCCGCGAGCCTTATGTTCAAGTTTAGTTCCCAAAACTTTGTCAGTAACCGCAGCTACCGTGTGGATAGCCTGTGCAATCTTATCTCCAAGTCCATCGCTATACCAGCAACGATCACTTGGTTGGCGTTGGCAGATTTGATCTTCGACCATTTGTTCAATGTTAGCAGGAAGTTCAACCCCGTTTGAGCGATAGTCTTTTTTGATATTCTGCATCAAGCTATTCCATGTGCTTCCGTAAACAATCGCTGGAAATGTTAGATTCCCGCGCTTGATCTCATATTTCCAATACCAACTCCCGACTGGAGCGAGGTTTTTGTTTTTCAGTTTCATCTTGCCTTTCGTCGGAAAATATATTTTCTTATTGATATGTCAAGAGTTTTTTCTTCAAACAAAGGTATTCGTCGTTACGGAATTCAATTCCCAGAAAACATGGATGACCTTGGTATTGAGTTATACTGCTACGCTATAAGTCGAGGAGAGTATGGAAAAGACTATTGCAACAAACAAAATATAAATCTGTCAGATTTTAAATTACTCTCACCACATGAACACTTCATCAATGCAGTCAAACTCCAATGGCCGACTGAAGTTTCTATCGTTAATCGTGGTTACACCAATACTCAATTGCTTAGGACGCTTGAAGAACTTTGTAATAATCAAGACATTTGTTTGGCTGGAGCTGCTTCGATGGGTAAGTCGTTCCCAGTTGGTCTTTGGGTCTATCTTGATTGGTGTGCTGCTCCACATTGCACTTCGTCTTGGGTGGCTACTACTACATTGGGCGCGTCCGAAGATCGTATTTGGGGTATCATCTCCAAGTTATGGAAGTCTGCTCGCGTTCAGTTTGGAAAACTCATCGACTATCGCCACATGATTGTTTGGGGTGGCGCGTCTAATGATGAGGATAAAGATTATCGTAATGCGATAAAAGCTCTCGCATTCCAATCCGGTAATGAAGGCCAGAAGGCTATTGATACTACCCGTGGTCGTAAGAATGATCGTATTCGACTTGCACTTGACGAGTTGCCAGAAATGGAGTTGGGCGCGATTACTGCCAAGGTCAACTTATCCGCTAACAATGATGTGACCTTTATCGGCATTGGAAACCCATCTGCTGGCGACAATCCTCACACTCGTTGGGCGATGCCTAAAGGTGCTTCTAACTTTGATGCAGTGAATCCAGATATGGATAAGTGGGAGACTGAGACTGGCGTTTGCTTGTTCTACAATGGTATGCGTAGTCCCAACTTCGCCGCGCCTGCTAATGAACCATCTCCATTCCCTTTCCTTATGGATCGGAAGAAGCAGGAGATCATGCTTAAACAATGTTACGGAGATGAGAACGCTATCGACTATGTTCGTAACGCTATTGGTTGGTGGCCGAAGTCTGGATTCGCTCAAACAATTCTCACCGCCGATCTGATCCGTAATGCTAATACCAACGAAGAACCACTATGGGATTCTGAAGGATTCACCAAGGTAGCTGGATTCGATACCGCGTTTACTGTAGGGGGAGACCGATGCGTTCTGACTATCGCTAAGTTGGGATATGTGCGCGGGACTCGCAATCGTGTTATGTGGCTTGAGAGTCAGAAGGTAATCCAACTATCTGCTAACTCCGCTGCTGAGTTTGAAATCCAACTTGCTACTGAAGTTGTTGGGTTCTGTAGGACTGCTGGCGTTCAACCATCCAAGTTTGGTATGGACGTGTCCGGTGATGGTGGTCGAGTTGGACAGGCTATCATTCGTGAGTGGCTACGCTTTGATGCTGGTGGCGCGGCAATCGCTCTTATCTCATCAATGGGTAAACCTACTGACCGAATCGCGGCAGAGGTTGATAAACGCCCGTGTAAAGATGTTTATGATAGGTTGGTATCTGAATATTGGTTCTCAATTTACCATTCCATAAAAAGCAGAACTTTTTACGGACTTGATTATACCAGCGATTTGGCAAGGGAACTTTGTCTTAGAAGATATTCAATTAAATCAAAGAAAGTTTCTATCGAAACAAAAGATGATTTTAAGTCGCGTGTTGGTTATTCTTGTGACTTAGCGGACAGTTTAGTATATTGCGTAGAAATGGCCAGAAGAAACGGGTTAGTGTTTATCGGTAACGATAAACCTATCCCAACAAATAGATTTTGGTCAAAAGAAGAAGCTGTGCAAGTAGTTGAAGAAGATGAAAGTTATTCGTCTGACGACAATGGTGATTGGTAGTCTTGCCACATGAATACTTCCTTGCAGCCTTTTGCTCTATTTATTTTAATTGGCAAAACTTGAAGATTGCTTGGAGTGTGGCTTCCTCCTTTGGCTATAGGTAAAATGTGGTCTACCTCAAACTGAAATCCAAATCTTTCTGTTAGCCTTACGGCTTGACTATAGAAGCATTCGATTGTTTTTTTCTGGTTTTCTGTAAGTAAGGGGGACTGGTTTTTCTTTTTGCACCTTCTGGCGGCGGCGTGTTTTCTTTTCTTTTCTGGAACAGATGCATTGTATTTTTTTTGAAACTCCTTATACCTTTCTGGGTTTTTTTGCTTCCACAGCTTGTTCCTCAAATTGACTCTTTCTGGATTTTGTTTCGCCCACAATAAAGCATTTGCGCGAACTTTTTCTGGATTTGCCAGCGCATACATTTTTGCCCTTTCGCGAGCCTTTTGTTTTTTGGCTTCAATTTTTGCTGACTTTTCCTCTTCAGTAAGTGGCGGTTTCGGTGGATGCAGTCTTCTATATTTTGCTCTTTGCCATGCCCTCGATAGCTCAAGATACCTTTCTTTGTTTTCTTGTCTCCATTTTTGTGCGTCAGCCTTTCTCTTATCACTGTTTGCAAGATATTTTTCTTTAGCATATTTTTTACAATATGCTTTTAGTTTTTCAAATTTTTCAGCTGTAAGCCATATTTCTTTTCCAGCTTTTTGTTGCCAAAAGATCATGCCATCTTCCCTAATTGTTCCTCGTTTTTGTTTCATGTTTACACAATACATAGGCAAGATTTAAAATCAATCTTTTTTGTGTAGTAATATCGCAAACCGATTCTGGGCGCGGGATGAAGTATCAATTGATACCACTCCAGATGATGACTACGGATCAGACGATAACGGAGATTGGTAAATACTATGCCAAGGCGTTACTCTTGGTCATTCGTTTTTTGCTGTTGATACAAAAGATTTGCTCTTCTGTTTTGGGGCTATATTTCACCGTGAAACGATATTTTTTTCCGGCTAGCATTTGTTTTGGTGATTGAGACACCTCAATTGCATTGAGACGAGGAGGAGTAAGTAAACAAACTTTCCCATCATACTTTTCCAATTCTTCGTGCGTATAAAGGTCTGATAGATATTTTCCATCTCCGCATGAAAACTCTATCGCAAAACTACATTCGATTTCTTCTATTGATCCTAAAAACTGTTGCAAACTATCAAACGCCCTCAGATCATAATCTGAAGTTGCTGGAAAATCCATGTATTCGTCAAGGTGTGTGACCATGTTGATAATATATGTATGTATTGGTAAATACCACTGATTCGCATTGCTGGCTCAGTGGTCAAGCCTCTGTAGGTTTCCTGCCTCTGGCAGAGAACAAAAAGGGTGGCCGGGTTAACTCGGTATTATTGAAACTACTCCGAGGGAAAGCCCAGATATAGTTTTTATCTCACCCGCCGACCATATAAAATTTAATACTGGGCCAAGGCGTTACTCTTGGTCATGGTTTTAGTGACGGCCCCATGTATTGCCGTTTGGCTTTTTTTGCCATATAAGGCGCGTAATTTATTGAGGAAGTTACGCTCACCGCATGACTCCATGCTTCCCAGTAAAATAAAACCCTATCCCGAAGCGTCCTTCGGATTCATCTGTCAATTCAGAATGTCTGTTGCGCATGGCGAGCCAGAGGCGTGACGGGAAATTTCAAAGATCAATCCAACATTCCTTCAAGTTCCAAAGTATTCGCTACTTCTTCTGGAACTACAATACGGATTACTTTCTCCCCGTCAAGATAACCAAGCTGTTCGTTAAGTCGAATGTCGCTCTTTTTAATCCAGCATTGATTGAACTTCTGACGAAACAGAATCTTCTCCGGTGTATTGGTTACTTCAGTTCCCTCGCAGATGATGCGGGATTCAAATGTATTATTTGTAGTCATAAATTAAATAACCTAATTCTCTTGCCCATGCAGGGTTATCGTGAATGCGGTTGTGGCACGGGCGACAGGTTGCCATGAATGTTGCCATGTTGTAAAGATTTTTTCCGCGCTTTGCTTTGTGGTGAATATCGGTAGCAGGGCAACCGCATACTTCGCAATCTGGATTCATTCTAAAATAAAGATTTCGAGCTACCTTATATTTTTCGTTCTCCTCGCGCTTGCGGTTACTAAATGCCTTTAACTTTCCACCTCGTTTTTTGAACCCCGTTTTGGCTTTAAGTGGCGTTTTTCTTCGTAGCATCGAAAGTATTCAGTTAACTCTTTTAAGCCTTTGGCAGCGTCAATCGGATTGTCGTATTCTAATTTGACGGGGAAAGGTTTTCCTCGTTCGTGCATGGCAGTTGGTCTTCCTGCTGCGTAGGGACTGACTTTGAGAACGTATAAGCCCTTTTCGGCTTCAATGAAGACGTGCATAATTCGATTACCTTATCTACTTGTTCTTTCTTTAAAATGCTTTTGGAGTTCACTTCGATCTGGTTGATGAGTGATCCAGTAACGCCGATCTTGTCTCCAAGTTCACGGACAGTCAATTTCAATGCTCGCCGTGTCTCGCGGAGTTGGTTAGCGAAAGTCTTTCGTCCAAGAGAACGAACTGTGCGTGATTGCTCGTAGGCACTCATGCAAGTTTCATAAGCAGTTTCTAATGGATGTTTCATTTCCATAAAAAATAAACCAAGACTATTGACAAGTCAATACTTTTTTGATACTATGATTGCTTATGGATAACACTAACAAAATCAAAGACAACGCAGAAAAATTGCTGATGGCAGTTAGACAAACCGTCATGGTTACAAACCTATCTTTAGCCGCAGCATTAGAAACTTCTTTTCAAGCCATGTATGAACAAAAAGAAGGTATTTTATTTATGGGCATAAGACCGGATAGCACAGGAATATTGATTGCAACAGGTGAAGGTTCAAACTCAATCATTCAATTAAATGTTGTGCTTGGAAAAGATTGCTTTGGTGAACGTAAGTCAATCTACAAAATGGAAACAAAGGAAGAAACTGTTGAGGTATGGCAAACACTCAGAGACAAGGTGTATGAATGGTCAGATGGTGAGATTAATGAAGTTGGATTGGATTGATTATCGTTACCGATAAAATTATGAAAAAAAAGAAATCAAAACCCAAACTCAGTCCAAATTGGAAATTCTTTATGAAATTAAATTGCTGTAAGGGAATGTGGCCTGCTGCATATTACATGGATGGACTTCATTTCTGGCCTTGCGGAAAAATAGATGAAGACAGATGTCATTGTGAACTTTGCACAGACATGGCTCGAAATGATCATTATTTGAAAAAATATGGTTGACATCGAACACAACCTATAGTAGTTTTCAGTCGTACGAGAAATCGTGCCTTCGGGGTGAGAGCCGAAGTAAATAGGAAAGCATAAAAATAAATTGAATACAAAATATAATGGTCGCTTGTAGTGGTCTAACCACTCTCATCTGTCAGTTCGCCAGTTTATGCTGCCACTACAAGCGGCCGCCTTTTTTTAAAATGAGTGTAAGAATAATGTCAGAGGTCTTTGAGCGTAGTAAGACCCAAGGTAACGCAAGATTGGTTCTTTTGTCTTTAGCTGACTCCTGCAACGACGATGCCAGTTGCTGGCCGTCTATACGGAAGATTGCAGAGAAAGCAAACATCTCAGAACCTATCACGAAGAAGTATCTGAATGCTTTAATCCAGATTGGAGTCATTACCCGCGATGAGCGTGAAGACTTTTCTGGAAGGCAAACATCTAACCTTTACACGATCAATGTTGAGAAGATCGGTGATGATGAAATACCGAAATCTGTGCTTCAACAAGTCGTATCACCAAGCCGAGTCAAATCAGTTGAGGGGGTAACCAAGGTTATTCTGGGGGTGGGTAACCCCGTGCAGAGGGTAGAGGGGGTAACTAAGGTTAGTCTCCCTATAATGAACCATAATAAGGAACCGAAAATAGAACCATCAAGGGAAAGCTCGGCAATGGCCTCACATTCCTCAGTTGAATTGAATCAACCAAATCTATTCTCGACTAACCCAAATGAAGGTCACACTTCGGGTTCAGCTACCGCCGAACTGAAATCTGCCGATGGCAAAGGAACGGCCCCCCATTCCGAAGCCCCCCCACGAACTAAAAAATCGCGGGAATCAAAACCAGTTGACGAAAAATTTATCGCTGAACTCCAGCGTCTCAATCCAGACAAAGACGTGGAACGCGAAGTTAAGGCTGCACAGACTTGGTTGCTATCACGTCCAGATCGAAAATATACGAGGGGCTTTCTCGCCAATTGGGTCATCCGCTCAAAAAACATAATCAACCCAGACAAATTCCATAACAACAATTCATTCTAATGAAAAAAGTCCCAATAGCACGAAAGAGCGAAGCGGCAGTGTTGTCGCTCATCGCAATCGACAGAAACATCCTTTCCCAACAAACATGGGATAGTGATTATTTCGCCATACCAGCCCACAGGATCGTTTTTAATGCGCTCCAAGGGGTTCACCAGCGGACAGGGGTTTGCTGCCCGTTTTCTGCCATTGCAGAGCTTGAAGCAACTGGACAACTGGAAGCAGCGGGTGGTGAAGAATCTGTCCATGACACATTATGCACGATGAAGGTAGCTTCTGGAAAGGTTTGCCAAGACATGGCAGATGACTACCGGAAGCACCTGCACCGCACGAAGGCATACCGCGATGTTCTTACTCTTATGGAGAAGGAAGAAGTAAACCTCCGCACAGGCAAAGCAAATCTGAAGGAATTATCGGAAACGATAATGAACTTGGCCGAAGATCGGACGACGAAAGTAAAACCAGTCAAAGACCTCATCATCGAAATCATTGATGAGATGGAAGGGAAAGCAGTAAAGGATTTCTTTCCTACTGGATTACTGAAAGTGGATCGTGCGCTCAAAGGTGGGATGCACAAAGGCGAGATGATGACAGTGGCTTCAGAGACTGGTGGAGGAAAATCAATCTATCTTGTGCAAGCGGCACTCGCAAACTTACTGGAAGGAAAGTCAGTTCTGTTCTTCAGCCTCGAAATGAAAGCGAAGGACATCCTAACTCGTATGGCTTGTAACATCGCTGGCTATCCCGTGCGTGAACCAGAGGATTACAAGACAGCAAACAAGAATGAACTCCAAGCAATCAGTGGCGCATTGTTGAAATTACACCAGTTACCCATCGAAATCGTGGATGGAGTAGCCGAAATTGACGAGATAGAGTGCCATATAAATCGGTATACGGGGGAAAAACGGGCAGATGTAATTGTCGTAGATTACCTCCAAATCATCGCATTTGATGGTGCAGAAGGTAGGGAAAGCCAGATTTCTGAGATAGCAAGACGCTTAAAGGTAGCTGCACTCAAGAATAACTCGATCATGCTGACAGCTTCTCAGTTGAACGACGAAGGAAGACTACGCGAATCACGGGCAATTGGAATGCACTCTGACCAAGTTGTGTATATCGAACACATCAAGGAAAAGAGTAGGTTGACGATCAAGAAGAACCGCCGTGGTCAGAGGAACTATTCTACGGAAATCATCATGCGTGGTGACATCTCAAGACTTGAGGAGGTATACTAATGACAATCGAGCAAGCATATGGAAAAGCGTTGAAGTATCTGGAGGCGGCAAACGCAATCTGGGAAGCTCAAGACAAGGAAAGGTATTGTATCGCAGAGAACTACCACAACGAAGGACTCAAGATCATGAACCAATACTTTTCTGAAACAAAAGTATTGACAGAACCACAAGATATTGATTCAATGCTGCCCTAACCTAATAACAAATGGATTCACAAAAATTCTTTGAGAACCACGTTTCTAAAAAAGAAAAAGAAGCATTCATAAACGCAATCGGAGTTATTGAAATATTGAGACAAGATGAACTTGACCAAAAATTAATTGATGCTGGAAAAGCATCAAGAGTGGAGCAGGCTAAACTTGCCTGTGAAGCGCGAAGAAAAAAACGCGAATTGTTAGCAACCAAATAAGTATGAGTGACACACCAGAAACGGATAAAAATACTTGGAGTGATTCAAGCGAAGGCATACTATACAAAGTTGTGTCATCAGATTTTGCACGAAAACTTGAGCGCGAGCGCGACGAGGCGAGGGAGAAATATGATACGCTTGCAGTAGAAAATATGCTGGAGGTTAATAAATTGTGCAAAGAGCGAGATGAGGCACGTGAGCAAGTTGATCGCTACCGAGACAAACTTGATTTGCTTCCAATAAGTTGGGAACTTTAAAAACTATGATTAACTCCAGAGCAAAAGGAGCAAGAGGTGAGCGTCAGTGGCGTGACCAGCTTCGCGCTGAAGGCTACACAGCTAAACGAGGACAGCAGTTTGCAGGAGGACAAGACTCACCAGATGTAATCTGTGAAGAACTGAAAGGTAAACTCCACTTTGAAGTAAAGTGCGTAGAGAACTTAAATTTAGATAAGGCTTGTGAGCAGGCCGAGCGGGATGCTAAAGGCATTGCGTGGGCCGTGGCTTCAAAGAAGAATAATAAACCTTGGAAAGTCACGATGTCATCAGATACATTTTTTAAACTTCTCCGAGACGGAATGGAATCATTATGAAAAAACCAACAACAAAAGCAGGTAAGGCCGCGAAAGTGGCAAAAACAATGCGTGAATACAAAGCTGGCAAACTGAAAGCTGGTATTGACCCTAAAGGCCCGAAGAAAGCACCTATGGCTAAGAACCGCTCCCAAGCATTGGCTATTGCACTCTCACGCGCAGGAATGTCTAAGAAAAAATGAAAACTGGTCTTTACAAAAATATTCACGAAAAGAGGAAACGGATCGCCGCTGGTAGTGGCGAGAAGATGCGGAAGGTTGGAAGCAAGGGCGCACCAACTGCGAAGGCATTTAAGCAATCAGCTAAAACTGCAAAGAAAAAGTAATGGAAAAGCGATTCACGAAAGTAGTAAAGAACGCTAAGACTGGCAGGACTAAGACTGTGAAGTATGGTCAAGCTGGTAAGGCTAAAGATGGCAAGGATCGTATTCAACCACTCACAAAAAAAGCGGACGCATACTGTGCGAGGTCAGCTAAGATCAAAGGCGATTGGAAATCCGATCCTAACTCCCCGAATAACTTAAGTCGGAAACGCTGGAGATGCAAAGGAAGCAAATCAATGCGATAATAATTGCATGAAAACCACCGCAAGAAACTATATTGTTTCAGATAAAATTATAGAAGGCAAACGCACATACTATATGTGCAAGTGTCCATCGTGCGGAGAAATAAGAAAAGTCAGAAGTGATGGTTTAGATAGAATACAAACTTGTCATCCATGCCACCACAAAGTAACTCGACCACCTCAACCAGATGATAACCATCATTGGTGTAATAAATGCAAAGAATGGAAACTCAAGGATCAATTTAACTTCAGAAAAGATGGAAAGTCTCGCAATTGTAAAAAATGTGAGGACGCATATCGCAGGTCTAATTTAAGCAAAATTAATGAATATGCTAAAAAATATAGAAAAGATAATATAGAAAAATCTATGTTTTTTGCAGCAAAAGCCAGAGCAAAAGAACAAGGAATTCAAATTGATATTGATATTGAAGATATTGTTGTGCCTGAATTTTGCCCAGTTTTAGGAATCAAACTTTCAGTTGATGGAAATAAAAATAATAGTCCATCTCTTGATAGAATTGTTCCAGAACGTGGATATACGAAGGGAAATGTAAGAGTAATTTCATGGCGAGCCAATTGGCTTAAAAACAATGCAACTCCAGATGAAATTGAAAAACTATACTTAGATTCAAAATTAATGAAATGAAGATCAACGGCAAAGATACAGAGGGAAATGTTGACCAAGATGATGCCAGAGTAGGGTGGAAGTATCCACTCAACTCCAAGCAGATTGCTAAAGCCTGCGAAGACTTCTTCAAGAAGCGCGGAATGAAGCGGTTTACGCTTACTGGACAAGAAAAGAAATGAATTGTCCTAAGTGCAATAAAGCAACATCAGTAATAGACAGTAGGAAGAAAGGGGCAGGAGTTAGGAGGAGAAGAGCTTGTGAGTGTGGAGAAAGATTCACTACTAACGAAGTAATCGTTCAACTTAAAAAAGGAGTTTACGAAAGAAAGTTTATTCAACCTCTGTCTATGAGCCAATCTGCAAATGGTAACTGGACAATATCAGTAGACGACAACACGCCTGCATGGGCGAGAAAGATATTATTAGACCTATGAGTATCCCACAATTCCTTTTTATCTATGCAAAAGAAGGTAAGATAAAATGTTTAACAGTAGATGAAGCGCACGAAGAAAAATTAACAAGTGAAGGGTGGACGCATACAGCTACCATTAACCCCGCAAGATGGATTGAATATATGGCAAATGGCGATGAAGATCCATCAGATATGTTAGATGAAATTCAATTCAAAAAACCATGAGTATCGTAAACGATAATGAACTGGGATGAATATGCAATGAGTATAGCCGAGGTAGTGGCTAAGAAGAGTAAAGACCCGTGGCATAAGGTCGGCGCGGTAATACTCAGAGAAGACAACTCCATAGCCTCAGTAGGGTATAACGGATTTCCTCAAGGTGTAGAAGAAGACTGGTCATCAAGAGAAGAGAGATCAAAGCTCGTCATCCACGCAGAGCAGAATGCCTTGAGATATACCAAACCCGGAGAAGGAAAGACACTGGTATCCACCCTACTCCCATGTAGAGACTGCCTAAAGACCATAGCCGCCTATAAGATAAAGAGAGTCCTCTACAAAGAAATCTACAAATCCGACCCAATAGCCTTAGAGATAGCAGAAAAAATGGGAGTCACAGTAGTCCAATTTAAGCAGGAGAAACTAACCTCCTACTGGGATCATAGCGGAAAACCATCTGTATTCGTAGTAAAACGGGGAGACAAAATCATCCACTGCGGCGGATACCAAAACGGAGCAAAACTACTTGATACATGAAAATCTACATACTCTCAAGCGGACTACAAGGATGCAGCAATGACCTACCAGAAGCTGCATTTAAAACTCATAAAGCCATGCTCAAATACATCAAAGAAAAATACCCAGATGCAAAGGGAACGAGTCGCGTAGAGCCAAATGAACATTACTGGGAAGACGACTCAATGTGGCTATGGGCAGATAAAATAGAACTACTATGAACGACCAAGTAATGGCGATAATCTTAGCTTGGAGCATAGTAGTAGCCTGCTTCATCATAGAAACAACCAGAAAATGAAAGACTGTCACCAAGCGTTCTTAAATTACTATCCGTGGCTAACAGACCAATACGAAGACTTTAATATATGGCTGTTCTCCCAAGAACTAATCTGCGTAACCTTCCGACAAGGCTGGGCGGCAGCAAATAACCAAAAACTTTGAGAGCAATAACGTGGTATTGTGGCGGGGGATAAACCTTGGCGGGTCAACCTCTGGTCAGCAAGTAAACCATCCCAGTAATCACATAAAACTGGGACTCTCATTATCGGTAACGATAATACATAAGACATTAGCATAAGACATTAGGGCAAAGCATAAGACTTTAGCATGGGACATTAGCATGGGACCCAAGCTAACCATACCACATTAGCATGAATTAGCTTGGACTTTAACTTGGATTGCACATGAGCATCATATAAGACCTGTCAATAGACTATATTGACATACAAAATAGCAGTTTTTATGGGGAGAGGGGTTTCCACGATGGAGCCTTGGACGCTGGGCATGGTGGGGTGGGTGGGTGGTGGGGTCGAGCCTCCATAGAAAAAGAGATTCCTTCCATCGATGCATAACGATAGAACGATGCTACCTGGTGGAACTGATATCGTTAACGAGAAAATAATTTGAAAATAATTTGCTCAGACTATTGACGCCTGCGCTGTTTGCTGCTACTCTTTAAACAGTGAAAGGCACAGTGCCTTTTGCAATTTGATCTGTGACAGTTTGATTATTACTTTTTAGCTTTCGGCAATCTGCAGGCAATGCGATCCATCATGGCATTGGAATAGACCAATGATCGGTTCAATATTGAATTGATGCGTATGGCCTGCGGGTAAACCGAAAGTTAAAATATGAAAACAGCAATTAAACAAAAAGCAGCAAAGGCCGTAGCCGTTAGCGTAGTTCGCGAACCAGTCGCAATTGATCAGATGTTCAAGAGAAACTCTCTTGGCTATCTGGAAAGCAGCAAAGCGGCTGACATATCAGTAGATGACGCGGTCGGTTATGTTGTAACCAAACTTGACGCTGGTCAGTCTGCCATGCGAGACGCGATTCTTTTTGCTGGCTGGCTTTTCAAGAGTAAACCGGAAGCCGAGTCAAAGGCATTTGGTGAAGCTCTCAAAGCACGCTGGTCAGGTTCAACTCCGGTTAACTTGTTATCGATAGCCAAAGCTCTCCCCTCTTTTGAAGACAAGGGATTGGCTGTCGATAAGGTTCGCGACTTGTATGGCCTGCGCGAGGTGTCGAAGCTCTTGAAAGATGGAAACGAGAAAGCTCTTGCTCTCTTGAATAAAGGGGAAAGCCCTCGAGCTGTCAAAAAGGCTTGTGACACATCGGTCAAAGTAGAAAAGACCGATGATGAGGAAAAGACCGACTCTCAACCGATTAATATCGGCGACGAAGTCGGGAAACTCGAGTCGCTTCTCTTGTCTTACACGGACAAGCTGGCCAAGCTCGCCGAACATGAAGACCGCATTAAAATTGCGCGGCAAGTGATTGCCAAGCTCAACTTAGGCGGATACCTCCTAATGCACGCTGACGCTGCCGCTGCCGTTCAAACTCTCAAAGCTAAAAAGTAATATGACAATTCAAGAAAAGGTATTGTTGAAGGTGCTTGTGCTTGCCCTTATGGCAGCGTTCATCGTCTTCAGACTCCTATGAAAAATCGGGTGACATCTTCGGGTGTCACCCCTTTTTTATGCCCAAAAATAATCTGAGATTTGCCAGCCTCAGACTGCTTGCTCTTCCCCTTCTTCCACTTCCCCTTCGTTATCGTAAACGATAGCCTCTTCCACTTCGTTCTGTTCCCCCTTTTCCCGTTCCACATATTGCCCGGATATTACTTCCACCTCTTCCGCTTTGCTTGGTGGTCTTACATGGAGGCTGATCATTGCGTTCACGCTCATTGCTCGTTTATCTGCAATGTTTTGTTCATCCAAGCCCAGCGTCCTTCTCGCGGTTTTATCTAATTCTGATAACACTTCCAAGCGTTCCCGCTGGTCTTTTATATTACCCATCTTTTTTCTGGCAACTATCTCGGCTCTTTCCTCGCTGATTTGCTTGAGCATAAAACGCAGGTGATCCTCCGTTTGATCCTTCATTGCATCCACTATCGTCTTCTCTATCAATCCAGTAGATTGCGTTCGGATGAGCTGTCTTTGCTGTGACCACTTCCCCTTGATCATTACATTCTTCACATAAAAGCGTGAGAGTCCATTAAACTCTGGCATCTTTACTATGTCCGCGATTTCCGTTCCTTGGATGTATAACGCTCTTACTTTATCCATGTCCCACTTCTTACGGGCATCGACTTGTTTCTTTGCTTTCATGGTCGGGAAAGTATTTTATCTGACACGATAAATCAATAAAAATATTTTTACAAAATGTAAAATAAATACACAAAACTATTGACAAAACAGGTGTCTTGTGATACACTATTCATAGTCGAGGAAGAGTTAGTTTTCCTACGACAATTGATCATTTACCAGTTTAGGTTTTCAGTTTCGGTTTTTCGTGTGCCGTTGGCATTATCGTTTCAGATAATGTCAGCGGTTAATGCGGCTTGGTTATCGTGTCCGATAATCAATCGGTGACAAGCCCGTAAAGCAAAACGCAAACGCAGAGTCATAACACACGAAACAAATGATAACAAAGAAACTACTAAAGGATAGGTTGGAATACCTATATAATGTCACAGGCGTTCGCTATGAACTATCTTGCCAGTCATCTGGTAAAGGTAAAGGATACTCGATCATGCATAACGGCAGTCATGTTATGACATTCGGTCATATTCCTGCCGCTGAATTAGACGCTTGCATCACAGCTTATGCAAGAGGTTACTACAAATGCGCTCAAGACTTCGCTCCTAAAGGATTATGACTACTAAAACTATCGTATCCGATAAAGGTAACAAGTATATCGTTCCTGTCGTTTCCGCTGAAGAGATGGAACAAATCATGTTCGGCATGGATTCGCCCGGCTGGTGCTTAACCTGCGGTGAGGAAGTCGATGGCGTTGAGCCTGACGCTCGCAAGTATCTTTGCGAATGTTGCGGTGAACGCAAAGTATACGGCATGGAGCAATTACTTTTGATGAATTTACTTATAATCAAATGAATTCTCAAGTATACGCAACAATAGCAGTCTGTCTGCTCACCTCATTCAAAAGGTATTGGGCATGGAGACATGATCCATATTGGCGCAAAACCCTTCGCGATTATGTCGTAGCCTTACGATATATTCGTTCCAAGTAATTAGCCACTCTGCTCTGGTATCGTTTACGATATCAGGGCAGCAGGCTGATTACAACCAATCAGCGAAAACACGAAACAAATAAAGAATTATGAACTACGAAAAACAAATCCGTCGAATTCGATCAAAGATTTGGGAATATCCTCCCGAAAAGGAAGAAAAAGCAATGCGAGTTTTACTAAAGCTCAAATCGGCTTTTCTAAAGACTCGCCCAATCGCAAGCGAATATCACCCTTTTTACGCTTGCAGTTAGACACTCCGCTTCTCGTTTACGATAACGGGGAGCGGCAGTCTGACATACAACCATGTCAGTAAAACACGAAACCTAATGTATATTATACATGAAACCAATGACATTGTAGTAATCGCTACAATCAACAGCAAGAACCGCAAGACAGGCAAGAGCGTTCAGATTTGGATTATGGATGCGCGTATGCATCCTACCGAGTCACGCAAAGGCCCAGACGCAGACAATCAATGCAATGGGTGCGAGTTTGCTTCCAAGCAGGGATGTTATGTTAATGACAATCCTCTCGGTGCAATCTGGCGAGCATATCAGCGCGGCTCGTATGGTTATCTCCATATGGGAACACGCGAGTGGTATGATTTCTTCTCTGTCCCCTATGTCCGCTTCGGTGCTTATGGTAATCCATCCCACATTCCTCTGGAAATGGTCTATGACATTGCCAAGCTCGCCAAGCGTATCACAGGATACTTTCATGACTGGCATTCTATGCCTGCGCCACTTGCAAAATCATATGGTAGATACTTTATGGCATCTACCAATGCAGGTAATGTGGAGTATGCCAAGAACCTTGGTCTTCGCACATTCACCGTCAGTAACGAGCCTCTCGTTAACGATATCGAATGTCTCGCAGATGCCAAGGGTTTGTCTTGTTCAGAGTGTGGATTGTGTGACGGCAACTATCGCCGCTCATCTCTCCCATCTGTCTGGATCAATCCTCATGGATACCAAGTGCGTAAAGCTGTGGAGGCGTTAGCATGAGCGTAAGAAACCTTCTCATACTCATCATGCTCTTCCAAGTAGTAGTAGCTACTCTCATCCTATGCTCGAAATAAGTAAGGTAAAGGCTCGAAAGCTATTCGATGCCATCCCCATCAAACAAATCGGCGTTGTCCGCGCCACCACTCCCAAGAAACAAACTGTCACCATCATAACAAAGAAAGACAAGCAAGTCATTCGCGTATGTGACGGCAAGTATTGGGCGTAGTCAGACACTCTGGTGTTATCGGAAACGATAATGCCAGCAGTCTGCTTACATGGTGTAAGTAGAAAAACACGAAACAATAACCAAATAGAATAACATGACAAGAGAACAATACTTAGAAGAAAGAGTTTATGATGAACATGAATACATAGATGTCGAAGAAGCCACTATCGAGATGCTCAATGAAAGATATGACTTCTACAAGGTAGGTGGCCCATTCACTCATATGTCAGCAGGTGATGTCCTCAAAGACTATGACTACACTGCCTTCCGCGAGGAGCTTAACAACTATCAAGATCACATGATCCGCGATGGTAATTGGATCGAGTATGATGATAATTGCTGGCTTCCAGAAGTTCAAGAGTTCATCGACAACATCAAAGATGCAATCAAGAATGTTGATCCATTCGATGTAGATGATCCAGACCATCATCCCGGCTGGTATTACTACGACGATATGGCTCTATGCCAAGGCCCATTCTCTTCCGCAGAAGCCTGCTACGATCACGCTTGCTTTGAAAACCTTTTAGTAGCCATAAATCATGAAAATACAAAAAGAATATTTTGAGCATGGTTTTGCTTTGCATAAAGTGAGATCACCAAAATTTACTGGACATTGTTCAGCTTGGTATTTTTTAGATGGTAAAATGGTTGATGCTCGTTGGACTCGACGAGATGGTCAAGAGCGTTTGATTCCTATAGGAACTCCTATGTGGAGATACTTAGAATCATTTGGATTAGACTTAAAGTAACCAGACACATTCTCCATTATCGGAAACGATAGTGGGGAATAGTCTGATTACATGGTGTAATCGGAAAAACCAAATGAGAACATTCAACCTATACAAACAGAAACCTATGTATACAGTAGAAACCCCGCAAGAGTTTGAGCTTTATGCTCTTCTCCGACTCAAGTCAGCACTAAAGTTAGAAGTCGCTGGCATGAAACACAGCAAAGGATCAGTCTACGCTAAAGTCAAGAAAGACTTCGGCTTCAAAGGCAACAAGCAGTCTGTCCTTGATCAACTCATCAACCACATCAGCAACAAATACAACCAATGAAAAACACAATCACATTTGATGGTAGCAGGACATATGTGTCCTCGAATGGAAACATAGAACGATATGACTTCATCGTCACATCCACCTACAAAATAGCTGAATCAGCAGCTAAATCTATTGGAAACATCCACGGCATGGGAGGACAAGACTTCTCCTGCGAGTATGAGCAGGAAGGTGACCTCCATGTCTATCTATGCAAAGCAAAATGTTACTGCGATTAATTATGAGTGCAATAGAGAAAAACCAACATACTTGCCTTCCACCAGAGGCATACATCCGACTTTGGCAAAAATCTGAAAAGTCAGAACCGCCAAAATTCAAGTCAACATACATTCCGAAAAAGCAAAAATGAATCTTACCGCATTACTCGATACTCTTGAGTTCTCGCAACCCATGTCCACTTCCACCAAGCGTGGCCCTCGTCTTCTTCGGAAGGCGAGCGTCACCTCGGAGTTCTGGGCTTTATACCGAGAAGATAAGGATGACTACAAACAGGCTATGGGAGACTTAGGTCTTCAGCTTTCCAAGTTCAGAGATGAATGGGAGATTGCTTGGTGGTCACGGGCCGACTTATCGTTTCCGACAATCCCTTCCTCCTCACCAGAGAAGGTAGAACCAGAGGTTAAGTATGACCTTCCCCCACTCATCTATCCCGAAAAGTTATTTGAGTATCAACTGACTTCAGTTCAGTTGGCCCTTCGTTCCATGTCTAAATACAATCGTGCCTTACTTGGTCATGGCACTGGCATGGGTAAGACTGCTATTGCCCTTGCTGTGGCCCGTGAGCGCGGCAGGCGCGTTGCTGTGATCTGCCCTAAGCCCATCACCACAGACTGGCATAGAATGGCGAAATACCTCGGCGTGGAAACATATGAGGTTTGTGGCTGGGAATGGGTCAAGACTGGCAAGAGTAAGATCGGACGCTGGACAGATGAGAGAAAGAAGGAATTCCAGTTCATGCTTCCACCAGATACCGATCTTGTATTCGATGAGGTTCACCGCGCCAAGGCCCAAGGTGATACTCAGAATGCATTCTTGCTGCGCGATTCTGTGATCCAGAACATCCCGACTATAGCATTATCGGCTACGATAGCAGATGATCCTACTAAGATGTGGGCAATCGGTCAGTTCCTCGGCCTTCACAAAGGTGGCCGTGATTACTTCCGCTTCCTCAATAGTTGTGGTTGCGTTCAGACTCAGTTCGGTATGCAGTTCAGAGGAGGAAATAAGGTTCTAAAAGGACTTCACAAGCGCATCTTCCCCGACAGAGGTAATCGACTCAAACCATCTGATGTTGGTAGTGCCTTCCCAGAGACACTCATCCAAGCCAGAGCATTTGACATGGATACTGCCCGTGACATCGCCAAAGAATACGAAGACCTACTCGTTAGGGTAGAGCAGATTCGTATGCAGGAGAATGTCGCATCTTCGATGGGTGCTGTTCTCGCTGAGATGACTCGCGCCCGTCAGAAGATCGAACTCTTCAAAGCACCAGCAGTTTGTGCTATGGCGAAGGATTTGATCGAGGAGGGTAATAGTATCTTCATCGCGGTCAACTTCACAGAGACCCTCAAGTTCATGGAGAAGGAACTCAAGACTACCTGCTCCATCCACGGCGGTCAGAGTGATATAGTTCGTCGCGGCAACATCGATGCGTTCCAAGGTGATCGATCTCGCGTGATGATCGGTATCATCCAAGCCTGCCGCGAGGGTCTAAACCTTCACGATGTAAATGGTAACTACTCCCGTGTTGCTCTCATCATGCCTACCTATTCAGTCTTTGATCTGAAGCAGGTTCTTGGTCGAGTCCATCGCGCTGGTGGTAAGTCCAAGTCCATCCAGTATCTCATCTACGCCGCTGGTGTAGACATCGAAGAGTCAGTATGCAGTTCGCTGGATGCTAAACTCAAGCGCATGGATACCCTCATGGATGGAGAGGTAGATGGGACTATCTCACTCGCTCCAAAAGAAGAAGAAGAGAATCTGATTTAAAACCAGTTTCACTAAAACTTAAAAACCAGATTGGAAGAAATTCCTTTCTGGTTTTTTTGTTTTCTGATTTTTTATTTTTAGAAATATTTTGTCTTTCGTTGAGTCTTACACTGCTTCCAGAAGGTTTGAGCTGGCAGTGCAGAGACACTTCGCCTGTTGTGAGGAATAAGTGTCTGAGTTCTACTTCCGTCAGGAATCGCAGTATAGTTCTTTCGACATTTACGTTGTTGTTTTTATCGGCCCGCACTAACACTCCATATTCAGCCTCAACAACGCCTTCGCCAACCTTTCGGTTGCGTGTATCCCAAGCTTTCGCTTGAGCGGGTTAGGTGGCATGGCTACATCATTCCAACCCCGTGCGTGTTATAGTGAGTGCAACCAAGGTTTCGTCACCATGTTCTCGGTCATATTTCGCTTACCGATACAGCATACTATCGCGGGTTACTTCGGGGAACTGCATAAGCTTCATACCAAGTAAATGCCCGCTCGTATCCAATGGTGGCAAAAAAATTGGGCCTGTCGTAGCTGACGGACTACAACAGACCCATTTTATTGACTGAAAATTGATCTCCAAAGTCCGTCAGAACTCGTATTGGATACGAGGAATCTATCACGGAGAAAACCAATGTCAAATACTTTTTTTATCGGTTACGATACTTATGTAATGATTCGTGGAGCTTCTTCTTTCTCTTCTTCCTTATCGAATCGCTTGCGGAATTGGCTTTCTTTGTAGTAAAGGAATGCCGTTTCCAAATAGCGGATAGCTTCAAACCCTTCACCTTTACGGGATTCGGATCGGACTACCATCATGCTTGCTGTATGCAACAGGCTTGCCATTGCATGGACTCGTTCATTTAGTTTCTCGTCCTCGCATTTAATAAATGAAAAGGCTTCAAGTATTGATTTCGAGGTTTCGTTTTGTTGTGTTTGTTCTGACATAAATTATTTGTTTTCTAAGTTTTGATTTCCCTCAATTCTATCGATTACTTTCTGTATATTATTAAATTTTTCTGGATCGTTTTTGTAATGCTCTTGTTCCATCTTTAACCAATAAATATCATTTTGAGTAAATCTTTCTTCTTGTTCTGACATAAATTATTGTTCCTTCAAAAATTTCAACCATTCACCTTCGGCTGGATCAAACCATGACTTGTCTCCTAAATCAATTAGGAGTTGGTGTTCTTGGACTTCTTCGGGCATTGAGCGGAGGACTTCCGAGTTGGAGAAGTTGCCGACATTGAGAAGCAAGAAGCGATGACCTGTTGGTTTATCTACTTCTTTACCCTGCTCATGCCGCACTCTGTTGCGAACCTCAGTTGAGGATAGCTTCTCTGTCTTCGCTGCCTCAAGAAGTTCCTGCTGTTTCTTGGTGCTGTCATCTCCGAAATTAGCGTTGCCAATTTCGCGGTAAACAGTAAACGGAAGCGTAGCGTCACGCTTATCAGCGGGGAATGCGCGGCAAGCACGAGCGTAACCGGAAACAGTTGGATAGCTCTTCTTGAAGTTGGAGCAGAGTTGGTTGACTACATCCTCATGCCCTGCATTCTCCAAGGCTACCACCGAATCACCGATGATCCATTGTGCGCCCGACTCCAGAGTCAGACCGAAGGCAAATGCCGCCACCCAGTCTTTCATCTCTACTTGTCCACGGGGAACGCACTGAGTCATTCCCGATCCGATGTCGAACTTCTGAGTGAATGAGGACAATTCCAATCCATCCTTCACACTCTCCACAAGGGCGAGGGATTCGTTGATTGGTTCATCTTTGGTCAGTTCAACCTCAACTTCTTCTGCTTCTACTGCTGGCAAGGCAAGGCGTTCTTCTGCCATTTCCTCGGCCATGTCCAAGTCAGCGGACATCTTCTCATACATCTCCAGCATTTCATCTGGCGCATCATCGCCAAGGTATTCGTTCTTCTGGAGTTTGCTCCATGCCTTCTTGATGTGAGCTTCGGTGATGTTGATCCCCGGCCATTCGGTTTTAACAAACTCCCCCATGTGACGGAGGTAGGTTGACAGAGGGACAATAACTCCCTCTTGAGTTGGGCTGAACAATTCTAATTCTTTCTTTTTCATGTTGTGTTTAGGTTTAGGTTAGGTGTTCTGGGGAGAACAGAATTACCAAGGGATGTTATCTTCTTCCTCGCCTGCTGGTGCATCGAGGTTCAAGTCTTCTGCTGCTTTCTCTACGCACTTAGCGAAGGGAGTGTTAAATCCTTTCTCCAAGTAGTATTCGTAGAGCTTAGTGAGGGCAGGCTTGCCGATCTCTGCCAGCTTCTTGCCCTTGTGTGATCCAGATGGGACGATGACTGATGCCCAGTCAGCAGGATCAAGTTCTTCGACTTTGGGTTCTTCCTTCTTAGGTGCTTCTACCTTCGATGAGTAGTGGATGCCCTTGCGGTTGGCTTCGATGAAGACCGATGAGACATAAGAGCGAAGGGTTTCTTCGTCTGTAATCTTTCCAAGGTATGCCATGCGAACCAAGGAGTCGATGTATTGGTGAAGTTCCACGATCTCATCCAACGCCTTCTCTGGATTATCGGTTACGATACTCTTGGGTGTCGCAGGAGATGTAACACGGGCAGGCTCTTCGCTTGGTTGATCAAACTCAATCTTACCAGTAGCCGTGACTTTGATAAGGTCACGATCTACTTTGCCGTTCTTACCTTCGTAGGATTCATGCTCCAAGGATACTCCAGTCAGACCATGCTTTCCACGGACTGACGAGAGGGTAACTACATTACCCTTGATGCTTTGCTCTTGGGTATTGTTGAAAAACTTCAGTCCATAGGTTTGCCCGTCGATCTCAATGTCTCCACCTTGGATGACAAACTCACCTTTCGGGCCGTTGAATGTCTTAGGTTCCCACAATTTAGTGACCTTGCCAGTCACCCGTTTGATGATGTCTTTCTGTTCGATTCCGTCTAATTGGTTACTCATAATTTATTTACCAGTTGTCTTCGTTTGATTTTAATAATTTCTTTTCCTTGGTTGCTCTATCGTAGATGTAGTTGAAGTCAAATACTCCGCTAAGAGAAATACGGACTTCCCAACGCATCATTGGATCAACAGTTTCATCTATGATTGCTGGAGGTTGACTTGCCATCCAGTCTAATGCTTCTTGCCTATTCTCTTCTGGCAACATCGCCAGCCTTTCGATAGGTGGTAGTAGCTTGCTATTCATTTGGTTTATTTTCTTTCCTTTATTTGTTCTGCTCGCTTTTCATAATGCTCAATCCAATCTTTATCTTTTTGAGCAAGTTCTTCAATATAACTAATGGCATTCATAATATTTTTAACTGATTGACTTTTAAGTGAATTGTTTGCGTTTATGTCTTGGTAATGCTCTATGAGACTTAATGCTAAATCAGTAGCTGCATACCTCCACTCGATCATTCTGGATTGTTCATCACTCATTTGACTTTTCTCCTTCTTTTCGTTTCAACAAATACTCTCTGAGTTCAGCGTGGAATTTGTCTGATTTAACTTTTGCTGCCGCCTCCTTCTCTGGATCATAAACGAATTTACAGGTGTTAATCTCAATCAAATCAACTCCTCCTGCAATTAGGGTTCGGACTACCATTGATGCTTCATATGCTGTATCCGCTTTTGATACCAGTAACTCATCGAAGTTTACGCCAAACTCTTTGGCTCTTTCCACGTCAAGTCCGTTGGTCAAGTCTATCAACGCGCATAACCCGCCTGCTTCTTGGATGTGTGCAATTGCTGCGTAATGGGTTTCGTGACATCCAATATTTGGATCAATTTTTGTGATATTTTCAACTATTAGGTTATTCATATATTTATTTTTGGTTGTATGTTGCTTTGTAGTAGTGGCAGAAGGGAGCTACTGAGCAGTAACGCTCGCAACGCATATCCCCTCCGCTTCGTTTTTCGATTGAGTGTTTCGCTCCATAGGTAGGTAGCAGTCTTTCAGCTTCCTCCAATGTCTCGCACACTTTTGCTGCTCGTTTGTTCCCGTCCTTTCGGATCGCAAAGGTATCTGATTTGGCCCAGCGTTCTTTTGGATCGCAAGCAGGAATGGTATCGTCTGGCATTGCTGCCGCTGCTTGGTGCAGTTTGATCCGCTCCGTAGCATAGCGCAAACATTCTTCGTTATCCCAAAGAGGTATGTCAACAATGTGCATCTGACATTGCGGATACTCCTTGTCAAACTCAGCCTTGCTTGCCTGCCAGTCGCGGAGGATGGCGACGATCTGACCCTTCTTGACTTCGTAGCCATACTCTCTCCAGAGCATAGCGTTTAGATTGATCTGCGCTTCCCACTCAGCCTTGCCGCCGAGCAGGAAGGAAAATACCGATGTTACCTTGAAGTCAGAGATAGTCTTGTTACCAGTCTCGTAGAGGTCAGTCTGACCAGTCAGCGTCCAGCCATTTACTTCTTTGTATAGACGCTTCTCACTCATGTCTTCTTCACCAGTCGCCAATTCTACAACCTTGTGAACCGACTGACCGAGCAATGCCCATATCATATCGGATGCATCCACCACGATCTTATCGTCATGGCGTTTCTTGAGTTGGTTAATTTTTGGCGGCCCGATCAATGTAGTCACAGAGATGTCAGCCTTCTTTGTTCCGGGCGTGTATCCATCATGGGATAGTGCGCGGAACACGGGGTCTGGTAGCCCGAAGTTATTCGTGATCGTCATTTCTCGAAACAATTAGCAAGCAATTCAGCTACACCTTTGAGGTGGTCACCCTGCTTAACTACTGCTTGTGCGTTGGGCAATTTACCCAATTCAAATTTGCCGTCTGCTGCTGCCGATGAAACCAAGCGGAGATAGATTTCACGCTGGAGTTCGGAGTTCACTACTGGTTTTTCTGTTGTTTCTTTTTTTACTGTTGGTGTATCTTTCATTAGTTTTATGTGGACGGGGGTTGTGCCGTCCAACAATGTAGATACTATCAATCCTCCGATAATCGTCAATAGTTTTTTATAATATTTCTAAAAATATTTTTATCGGAAACGATAAAAGAAAACGCACCCCGAATTTCTCCGAGGTGCGTTCCCTAATGAATAACATGAAACAGCAACAAGCTGCGGACTCAGACTACATCAGCCTCACTCAATGTCAAGAGGGATATTCAATGAGTCTTGCAGGTCATCTTTAGCTTCTCTCCTTTGCTTCGAAATTATGTTGCTCAATAAGTCTTGAGCGTCATCAAGTGGCAGTTCATCAAGCTCATCAGCATTTTCAACAATTGCATCTCTCATTCTCGGCCCTGCGGTTCTGATGAATTCCAATTCTTCTTTTTTAGTCATGCGGAATCCATTGTCCCATGACAGGTTTGCGCTCCATGATGGAGGTGTAAGGTTGTTCCTATACATAATCTCCCATGCAGGGTCTGGCTTCTCAGTAGAAACGATACGGCCAAATAGACTTGCCAAACGCTTTCCAAATCCTTCTTCTTTTACAATAGATGGAAACTGAACTGGATCGCCAAAGTATCCAACATCCTCGTTCAAGAAGTTAATTGATCCGGGCATCTCCTTTAAGAAGTTTGATAGGTAATCTCCACCCACTGCTTTTTCTTCGGTGTATAGTTTGTTGATGTCGCGGAATACACCTGGAACAATCATACGAGATATAATACCAGAAGCGAATTGACCTCCCTTTTCAAAAATATTTTGTGATTCTTTGAACTCAAGCAAGTCAGCCACACCGGAAAGGAATGATTGGTTTAGAACTGCAACAAATCCAATTGCAAATGGTGCTGCTAAAGTTGAACCAACTATCTTGCCCCAATCTTGCTCTTGGAGCTTTTCCCCTTTCTTTTTATACAACTGATATTCTTCACTTGCTGTTGCTGCCATTGCCAATGGGATAACAAATGGAGTTGCAAGATAAGAAATGTATGTATCTCCGATTCTCACTGAATACTTCTGACCTCCTCGCTCTTTCCAAATTGCTTTTTGGCGAGGATCACGCGGCCCTTCAGAATACAATTGAATGTATGGACGCTTGGCTTGATCTTCCTCATCTCCACTTTGAAGTGCTTGGATAATAAGAGGAACGACAAGCGCAATATAACCAAGTCCACTTTTGATCCACAATTCAGCTATCTTATCTGATCGTCCATTTGTGAATGGATCGTTTATGCCTTTTTTGTAAATCCCCATTAATCGAAGTTGAGAGAATAAGGGTGTATAGTTAATGAACTCATTCGTCACATTCGCTACAACATTTGTGAATGGAATTACAAACTTGGTTGCTTTATATCTTGCAAGGAATGTATTAGCCATATTCGCAAGCAATCCGAAAAGACCTACAGGGTCTTGGTTGAATACTGTTTCAAGTGCATCTTGCTCTGCTAATGCCCTCTTCTCTTTATCCTTCAACCTTTGATCACGATCAATTTCAATTGCTCGAATAAGAATCTCTTGCTCTTTCTGTTTACCTTTAACTTGGGATGATGCAAGTTCCAGTTCGGCTTGCCGCTTGGCGATATTAAATCCTTCTTTACTATATTCAGTTGCTCCAAGTTGTGCTGCCCTTGCTTCGTATGCTACCTCCCTCAAGAACATATCAGTTGCTCGGAGTAGTCGCATCATCTGTCTCGGATTGAAATTCTTTAGAAGTTTATTCATCCAATCGGGGAGGAAGTTAATTTTTCCGTCACCGAAGTTGGTAAGGTAGTAAACAATCTTGGGAGTGTTCTCTGGAGTAGCACCCTCAAGCACATTCGTCTTAGGATATATCGCTCTCCTCTCATCCTGCATACCAGATGGGTTTAATCCGTTACGCATGACATACAGGAATGAATTGACTGCCGCTGACTGCTTCCCAGATAAAGCTGAATACATCGCCCTCATCATTGGGAAGAATGATTTAGGACTGTAGAATGACCATACTGCTACGTTAGCCATTAGGTTGCTTGCGCCAGCCATAGCATTAATCCCGTATGTTGCCGCTTGTGAAATCAATGAGAAATACCAGTAGCTTGAGAGAACATCATCTGCTGTGAACTTGGTTTTGCTCATCAATGCTCTACCCATCTTCTCTTCTTCGATGCTACGGATAACTCCTGCTGGCAGTTTGGAAATCCTGTCACCCCACTCACGGATGGTATTTGCAAACTCAGCATCGTATGGCATGAAGCCTTTAGGGAAGTCATGGGTTTGTCTGAATGCTTCGTATACAGTCTCCGAATCCAATACATTCATGTTTGCCATCTCAATCAACTTCTGAAGGATGGTGCGCTGATTGGCCTTTGGTTTGACTTTATTGTTTGCCAATACCTCTTGAGCTTTCTTGATGGCAGTATCTACATTCTCACTTCTCTGCGCCAGCATTGCCTTCTCCATTTGCTTAGAGATTAGATCAGCTAACTCGGTAGCGTTCTGCTCATCCATTCCAACTTCAGTGATGATCCTGCTGATCAAGTTTTGTTTGAAGTTACCATAATCACTCGTCGATAACTTTGAGATGTCTTTGAGGTTCTTGATTGCTTTGAACTGAGCTTCAGCCTCCTCTTGAATCTTAGCCGACATGAGAGGCTTTGGCATTACCTTGCCAGTCTTCTCATCGATTCGGAATCCAAGTTTATCTTGCAGGATTCTGCTCGTTTCATCGTTCAGATACTTGTCTGTATCTTGGATGAACTTCTCGATCAGTTCATTCGATGCGCCAGTTCCTTGAAGTTCTGCGCGGATGTGCTGCTTGACTGCTTCTTGGGTTACATCTCTTTTCGATCCAAGGTAGGT